GAAACCGCCAATACCACCAATATAACCTTTATTAGCTATAATGGTTCCCTCAACAGTGCTGTCACCACGAATATAAGCATTACCATTAGAATCAACAGCAAAATTTTTACCTTTAATAGCACCGTTCTCTGATAAATCAAACCAGATACCTTTAAGTGAATAATTAGATGTCAGATCATCTTCAAATATTTTTGATCTGATTGCATCAACTTTAATAGAATCAGCAGTAATAGTATTGGTTTCAATAATACCACCGTCGATTTTAGTTTTACCTGGTCCAGTGTGTGTATTCATTGCAGTGATAATACCATTAATGTCAATGGTGCTGGCATCAATGCTAATATGGTCAGAAATCATCTGAATAAATTTATCAGTAACTGTGAACTCAGACTCTTTGTCACCAGTTACCATAAAACTGATTTTATCTGCATTCTGAGTAATAGAAGAGGTGTTTGCTTTAATTTTTTCTTGAGCTTCAGAAAGATCTGTTTGCATACTGCTTACAGTAGATGTAATCCCAGAAACATTTTGTTTGATATCAGAAAAATCTGTTCGGATAGATTCTTGATCTTTAAGATATTGAGTATTACTAACCTTAGTTTCGATTTGTCCGGTCAGAGTATCTGTAACATTCTTAATCTGCTTTGTGTAGTCATCTGTAATAGTCGTCTTTTCTATTCCCCACCATTGATTTCCTTTGCCATCATAAATATTAGTGATGTCAATACCACCTTGTTCATTTGGTTCTATGATTTGGAATCCAAGTTTGTCTTTGGTAATGGTGGCGTTATTAATCATGTCTCCAAGAATTGTATTATCTGGAATACCTGTCTGGGTAATACCATTTTCATCAAATAAAGCGGCTCTGTCTCCATTTTTAACAATAAAGTTGAAATCCCCTTTACCGTCCATACCAATCTGCACACGAACATTTCCTTTGGAATCATAAAACTGTTGGGTACTTTCTTGAAATGCAATAGTAGGTTTATTGTCTTTAGAGATAAGTACAATTTGATTTGCAAGAGCATTTTGAGCCATTAAATCTCCAACTGCAATTTTCTTTGCGATGAGATTAGTAATAACAGCCTGATCAATTTCTGCATTTTCTACAGTAAGATGAATTGTATGTAATTCTCCAACTCCTGCATGACCTGCAAGAAGATTTTTTACATTAATCATATCAGCATTAATCTGATTAGATTCTATAATCTTAGCTGACAGCTTTTCAATATTTGCCTGTTCCGCTTCGAGAATACGAGTTGTGATTTTATCTGCGGAAATAAGTTTTACATCGAGATATTTCATGAAAGCAGTATCAACAGTAAGCTTATCAAATACACCTTCTTTTGCTTTCACGAGTTCTGCAATAATTGTATCAGCGGTAATGGTTCCGCCAGACCCGGTTCCGCCAGATCCGGATCCTCCTGTAGTAGTCCCACCGAGCATTGAATTGAATAGAGGATTTGAAAAGATTTGCTTAATAGCTTCTGATGTAATGACATAATCAGAAGTAGAAGATTTGTTGATTGAATTAACACGACCACCGGTTCTGTCAGAGGTCTGATTTAATGCATTTGTTAAAAATTCGTTATCATTTGTTAATTTTGATTTATATTGAACCATGTTGGAAAAAGTAACTTCCATCGTTTCATCCATATCACAAGGATTATATCTGATTTCTACAACACGAAGTTTTACATATCGTGTATCAGATAGTCCTAATCGAACAAAATCATTTACTGCAAGCTGATCATGATATTCTCTGAATTCTGGAAGAGCATAAATATTTCCAATTTCATCTGTATAAGTATATTGTGGATGAGATTCTACATACAATTCTTCTACAGCATCTTTATATAATGTAATCGCTTTATCGACTGCATCAACTGTACTATCAAGAGTCGTAATAATAATATTTTCATTTGAATAAGTTGCTTGATTATACAGGCTCTTAATAATATACGTTTCCTTATCTGTAAACGCTGGATATTTTTCCTGTACTTTACCAAAATTTTCCATTAAAACATCTTTGGCAATCTGGTTTCGTTTTTCTTGAATTTCAGGTTTCTTAGCCGCATCATATTCAGCTTGACGTTCCTTTAATGCAGTCTCAGCCTGATCTTTTAAATTCAAATAATCCAGATATTTCTGATGCATTTGAGTGAAATATGCCTCTTCGTATCCAGAAAGAGGATTATATCCATCTGCATATCCATTCTTTTTTAGTTCCTTGATACATGAATCATATATGGCAATTTTAGTTTTTAATTCTGCAATGCCGTATAATTTCCAATCTGTTTCATACGCTTTCATGATTGTTTCAGACTGCGTAAAGTATCCAAATTGAGATGGGGCATCTCCCATTTCAAGCTGCATACCACAGACAGTAAAGTCAGAACTTCCTGTAAATGCCACATCAATAAGATGTGATGTTAGATTGAAAGAAGTATAAACTCTGGTCCAAGAAGATGTGATGTTATAAGAAATATTCTTTCTGTCCTCTCCGGTGTTATTATAACCAAGATAAAATGTACCGGATCCTTTTACAAAACAACTAAGAGTATATCTCTGAGATGGTTCGATACTGATATTGTGTTGATAGATACCACCATCTGTACCGGTTACTTTAACTCCACGAGTAATTCCGTATGCAGGTGCGTCATTAATTTGTACTGTTTGGAACGAAGAAGTTCCGGAACCTACCATATACCAATCTTGACCTAATACAACTGGATTTACACATGAGATGATGTTTCCTTTACCGAAACCCTCTATAGTTTCGTCTTGAGCTTGTAACGCAGCCACAATGGATGGAAGAGTATAGTTCATGATTGATTCGTACATAGGCCAATCGGATGAGTTTTTCAAATCTTCAAGATCAAAATTTCCTTCTTCATCAACATGAATAGACTCAAGACCTTTGATTATAGCCATGTTTGAATCATATGCATCTTTTAGATCTTCAACTTTTTGTCCGAACCAATTTGTCTGAGCAGTATCAATAGGGACTCTATTCATCAATTCAGCAAGAATGTCAAGATTTTTATTATACTCCCTAGATAAATTACAGTATTCATCTCTTCTTGATTCTATGTATTTTTGCCAAGCTGTATATTTTTCTTGTAGAACGATGTTCATATATGGTTCACGACAAAAATGAGAACAATCTGTAATTACAGAGTTTCCAAAATTTGCGAGATCGATATTGTAATCGTCAAGTCCATCAACATAAAATTGTGTTACCAAACTGTCGTCTCTTGATATTGTTACGCTATCTTGAATATTACGAAAACCAAGTACTACATTTGTATCTTTACCTAAACTATCCGGCTTATATACATTAATTAATAAATTTTCGGTATCAAATTCAAAAACACATTTATATGCAGGAGCAGCAGTTTGGGTGAAAAATGCATATACATTTTGATCGTCCACATCGAAATTACAAATTTCATTCGGAAGTAATACCTTATCATCATCCGGAGTGATGTTATCTACATATCCGATCTTCCATCCAGGTACATCTGCATGCTTCAGCACAATATGCAGAAAACTTAAATCTTCATTCTCTGGATTATAAAATTTAATTTGATAAAATTTACTTGTGTCATGATTTTTTTGGTACATCATTTCATAAGAATCTTCTTCGCCCATATTAATTTTAAAATTTTTCAATTTATACTGGGTAAGAGAGATTTCATATGATTCGGCGGTAATATCCTTTGTGCATTGTGTTCCGTCATTTGTCTCTGTTGGAGGATCCATAATTTTATACCAGATTCCGTCACAATACAATTCCATCATTTCATCAAGTTCTTCATATCCCTGAGATTCTACGCCATCTACATATTTATCAACTGTGAAAGTTAATTCTGCAGTATTATTAGTTCTTAGCGTAACAGAAACAGTAGAAGTATCAATTCCGCCTAATGCACAAAAGAATCGTTTCCCAGGTTTAGCCAAATAAATGATTGCAGATTCTGTATTTCCATAAACATCATAGTTATGAGTCATTCTCATGCAAAGGCACCAACCTTTCTTGGTTCTCTGTATGATATTTCAAATGTAGCATCACCTGTAAATTCAAAGATATTTTCTCCGTAAGCAAGACGAGGCCAATAAATGTCATCTATATCCTCAATGCCTAAGTCTTCAAATGATACAATAGAATTTGTGATGTCATAAATTTTTAAATTTCTACAATCTATATAGAAATCATCACTTTTTAATGCATTAATTTTCATTGTTCTATCATTATCGGTTTTATTCTTTATAGTAATTATCCCATGAGATTTTGGAGAAACTTTAATTGTGGGGTATACATAATCTTCCCAACAATCAGAATTGTTCTGAATAGAATATTCTCTAGGAAGAGTAGAAGAGGAAGTTGTTTTACATAAAATAAGAGGAGTATATCCCCATTGACTATCACAAGTTACTGTGTATGTTAGTTCATATGGAAGAGATGCATGTTCTGTAGATACCTCTGTAATTGTAGCAAAAAATTCGATTTCTTCTGAAAAATAATCGTCTCCAATAAATTTAAGAAGCCTTGGATATTGAGGGGATGTTAACCATGCATTAATGATTCTAATATTATTTGAAGTTAAATAATCAGAATCATTTGGAATAATAATTCCATTTTTTATATCAGCTGTATAATTCATAGAAAATTTTAAAATTCCATTATCTAAATATGGAGTATATGTTGGATCGTATTTTAAAATTCCATTTTTTAATTCTGGAACTACATTTTTGTTTCTGCATGGATTTCTCATTACGCCCATTTTGAATGAATAATTATCACCATATAATGTTCCGAACTGATTTTCTTTTGGTCGATATTTATTCTTTTCTCCTAACTGCAAAGAACGATTTACAAGAGTATCATTTTCTTCTATTCTAGTCACAATCAATCCATATTCGTCAGAAGTATGACCATTAAATTCAAATTGTAGCATTTTCTCACCTCTTTCATATATTTTTTAATATTAAAAGAGCTGTCTTAAAGACAGCCCTTTTAAATTAGCGAACTTTTTTCCAGTCACGTTTATTACGTTCAGTGATAATATCACCAATTTGATAAGCAAGTTTCTTAATATCTTGCTCATTATTGATTTTATCAACATTGATTGTAATATTACACTCACTATTCACACTTGTATCATTTGAAGACGATGGTAGAATAGTGGTAATTGGTTTCGCCATTCTAGCATTAAATTCATTCAGAGTAGCAACTGTAGGTTTCAGTTGATCTGTGAATTCTTTTGTCAAAACAGTTTCACCCGGATTTGCACCAATCAGCATAGAATCTCCACGCGGTATTAAAGCGTCCCCGCCGATTATATCAAGTATGCTGGCAGGAATACCTTTCCGTACAACACCACCTTTAGAGAATCCGTAGGATTTATATGCCTTCAGGATTTTATTTTTCAGAGTAGATCCCCAAGAATCATATTTCTTAACACCCGGAGTATTGATCTGAAGAATATCTGCAAGCTGTTGCATTTCTTTTGGTCCGACTTTCTTACCTTTAGCATTAAAATATCCTATCAAAGGACTCACTCCGGCAGGAACGTCTGTTGCACCATCTGGACGATTACTTAGAGAATTTGTCCAGTCCTTCAGATATGCTTTCTTAAATCCCTCAACTGCGGTATATGATTGATCGCTATGGTTTGCGCCGTTTTTATAAGCATATTCCATAGCATCTCTCAGATTATTGCCTGAAGTATCTTTAATGCCAGCTTTATCTGCGTAATCCTTGATCTTCTCATAATGAGAATCCGGCATTACATGAACGGTACAAGTAGCTTTAGCAAGACCACCACCGCCAATAGCAGTAATGATACATTTTCTTGTTTTAGACTCATCACGCGCCATTAAACCGTTCTTATTAAGACCTGAAGACACACCACGAACTGTACCATCAGAAGAAACTTTCGCAATAGATTCATCAGAACTTTTCCACTCAATATCAGAGTGTTCCGGTTTCTTTGGTGACCATGTTGCTTTAAGCTGTTTCTTGATATGACTGTATGTCAGATAAATATCTGTATCACTCAGCTTCAGAGTATAGTCTGTATCTGGTTTAATATTTGGACTTCCAGCATTCTGAGAAGATCCTGCGTTATTCATTGCGCTATCAAATGCACTATTACCAGCAGATGAACCGCCATAAGGCTTACTGGTGTCAATTTTTGTAACACCTTCCCATGCTTTTGTTGCATTTACAGCAGCAGTATTAAAGTCAGCTGCCTTTGTGATCATTTGACTATAAGTTTGAGAAACTTTCATGCCATACTGATCCATTACATCGCCCAGATGTTTATAGGTACTGTCGTAATTTGCTTTTACATTAGAAAGCATGCTGCCAATAATAGCTTCTTGGAAAGCTGCATTTTTTTTAACAGCATCAAGAGTATTGTCTAACGCCTTATTTGCCTCATCTGAAAAATTCTCATAGCCGGTATTTTTCATATCGACTTCATGCTGATGCATTGTATCGGCCATATCGTCTTCTGCATCTGCAAGTTCCGCACGTAATTTCTCAAGACGAGCTTTTGAGGCTGCATTTGATGTTCCTTCAAGTGCAGCAATCTGTGCCTTTAATGTATTGATATCCTTAGTTTTCTTCTTTAGAGTCTTATCATAATCATAATATTTCTCTTTAGCAGCAAGGGCATCTTTACGTTTTTCAATATTCTCCTGTAACAGATCGTTCTCTTTAGTAACCTGAGTAGTATACATATCAAGAAGGTTCTGTTTAAGATCGGCAAGAGTAGCAGACTCTTGTTGCAAACTCTTAAGCATTTCATCAGTTTTAGTCTTATAATATTCTGGACCAATTGCACCATTTTTATACATTTCGTCCAGCTTATTTAATCCCTCACGATAATTTGCTATTTTGTCCTTAGTAGCATCAATCTGTTCTTGAACCAATAAAATATTGGTCAAACCGTTTGTAGAGAAAGCTCCATCATCATTATAGAAACTTTCGGTATCGCCAAGCAACTTCTGAGCAGTCTGAAGTTCAGATACAAGATTTGAAAGTTTATTCTGCGCTTCATCAAGAGGTTTAAATCGAAAATCAATTTCTTCTTGAGCTAATTGCTGCATTGCTTCTTTAGATTGAATAATAGAAGTAGTAAGATTATCATATTCCTCAATCTTTTTCTGCATCTCTTCATTGCTCCAAGCTCCACCGTTAGCTTGATTTGCTGCAATTTCTTCTGCAAGAAGCTGTCTTTTCGCTTCATCAGCGCGAATAATTTTATCATAAGTTTTCAAACGTTCTTCATAATCATTGGCTGAAAGCTGATAATTAATATCATCAGCATTCTTTTTATAACTAAGAGAAGCGTCCTGCTTATCACCAGCTCTTTCCCAACGATCAATTTGCCATTGCTTTAAGTTCTCTCTGGTTTCTTCAAGAGCAGCTTTAGCTTCTTGGATGTGTGTATCAGCCTCAACAATAGACGTGTTCAAATCAGTTAGATTTTTCTTCATTTCCTGATAAGCTTTATCTTTTTTGTTATGACCATTCACATTAAGATAATCTGTCATGCTTTGCTGAACTTTATCTCTTTCTTTTAACATCCAGTCTTTCTGATATTGAGCATAATTTACTTGTTTTTTAAGATCTTTCCAATATACCGAACCGACTTTTTGAGATTTTCCGCTCTTTATACGATTTTCAGCTTTAGCTGCATAATATTCCTCTTTAGCTTTACGCTTACTGATGATCAGATCATAGGAATCGTAAACATTATCAACTTTAGATTTAGCTAAATCAAGTTTCTGCGTTTTCTTATCTCTATATTTTTGAACGGCGTCAAGATACTTGTCGTACCACTGTTTATATGCTTCTACGGCAGCTTTCTGATTTGCATCCAATGTTTCTATATTAATAGTGCCATCTTGAACTTTTTTCTTCAGAGTAGGAGTAAGATATTTGCTTACTTCGCCATTGTTTGCAACTTCTTCGGACTTCCTTTTATAAACAGAGATGCTTGCTTTAGCAGCCTTGATTTCTTTATCTGTATTTTCAAGAGCTTTATTATAATACTTTTGAGCTTTTGTATAATGACTATAATCACTTTCGGCAAGATCTGTATACCTAGAAGTTATACGATCAAGACGATCCATAGCAACTTCAACCCAATCCATAGCATTATCATTCAGCTTTTTGATTACATTTTGAAGAGCTTCGCTTACTTCATCAGCCGCGTCACTTGTATCATCACTATTGTTTGATACCGCATCTGTATTATCTTCGATTGCATGTTGAAGACCAGAATTACCGGAGTTACCAGAATTTCCAGATCCGGCAGGTTTAACAGTTGCAGCTCCGCCTTGGAAGTGGAATCCCGGAGTATTACCAGCAGCAGCATAAGCTTTCATAACGCCTGGAGAAGTAACAGTACCACTTGCATAAGCTCTGGCATGTCCTTGAATAGCTCCGTGTTTAAGAAGAGCATCAGTTTGAGTAGCAGAGAATATAATGTCGCCCTTTTTCAGGTTCTCTATATGAGCACCGCCAGGAATTAAACTCCAAACACCATCACGAACAATTGATTCAGCGTGACCGTTGATACCCACTTCATTTACAAGAGCTTGCTGATCTTGTTTAATAGCAACATTCGTACCACTTGCATGAGCCGGTGTAATATTTAAAACATTGTAAGCGCTTCCTGTAGACTTAGCTTTGAACGTACCACTTGAGAGTTGAACTTCTTTACTCAAACCACCACTTGGTCCACCTGAATTTATCCAATTAACAGTTCCGGTAGCAGTGAATGAAGTTTGAACGGCAGAAATATCATTTCCCCAATGAACAGTACCATGAGAATAATGTTCGGTAGCAGCATAAACATCTACTAAACCTGTTTCATTAAACCATTTTACTTTTCCTTCGCTTTTTTTCTCTTCAGCAAGGTAGGCATCTACTTCGTGATGTTCTGGTTTGAAAGTTACAGTTCCTTGGCCTTGTTGTTCTTTTGTCAATGCTTGGAATTGAGTTTCGTCAATTTTAACCGATATAGCAGGTGTATCACCTGATAAAGATTCAAGACTTGAACGTAGTTCATCGATTTTAGCTTTACCATCTTCGGTATTGACATCTACGTCCAATTCAGCTTTTTGAGCCAACTCTTCATCATTAAGAGATAATAACTTATCAATATCACCGGTTTTATCTACTGCAATCTGAACATGCATTTGCATTTCACGTTGATCAATCATAGATTGAATTGCTTTATATTCAGATGAATCTACGTCAAAATTTACTTTAATATGCTCTAATTCACCAATTTGTGATTGTAGTTTATCTACAGATAATCCTTCTATACTACTATCCACATCAAATGAGAGTTTAATATCCCCATCTGCTTGCATCTGACGCAATGAAGCCATTCCGTCCTGAGTAGCTTGATCCAATTCATCCAGCCCGGTCATATCAACATTAGGATCAATATTAACAACACCTAAAGCTTCAAGAGCCGGTAGAAGAGCAGTTGCCTGTTCTTTTGTTAGTCCAAATTGATCTGAAAGTCCCTGAAGAGCATCTTCAACATTACGAATACCCTGATCTTCAGATTCATAAGCTCCATTGCCTAATTCAATCTGGTTTGCTTCATTCCATTGATCTTTATCCAATGAATTAACAGCATCAATAACGTTCTGTAATGCTTCACTTTTCTGTTCCTGAGCATCTTTAATTTTATTAACCAGTTCAACATCAGAATCAGAGTAATCTCCAGTATTACCACTTTCAATTCCTTCGTTGACATCCTGGAAGTGTTTGATCTGTGAGCCTTTAGCCTTCGCTTCATAACCCTGGATCATTTTATTATAAGCAGCTTCATCAACTTCAAATTCAGGTGTTAATTTAATGCCAGCCTTCTTAGCTTGTTCCTGAATTGATTCGATATATTTCTTACCTAAATCGGAATCTTTATCAATACCATTATCTTTTATGTACTGATTCAATTCGTCAATAGAACCTTTGGCATCCTTGATATCCTGAATCTTACGATCAACAGTACCATCTTTGAAGTCAGATATAGCTTGAGTAATACCAGTTTTTTGTGCAATTAAATTGTCAATAACTGCTTGTTGATCGTCCAGAGCAGACTGATCTGCACCATTGGCTTTCAGTTTTCCCATTTTAATCTGAGCATCAATGAGTTTATCGTCAATCTCTTCAGATTTCAGGGCGCCTTCTTCAAGAGAAGATACAAAATTATTTGTATCGCCGTAATCTTTCAATCTACCAAACATAGATTCGAATGATTCAAGACTCATACCCATAGCATCTGCAGCTTCTTGAGTATCAGTGAAAGAGTACATCCATTGCTGATTTCCATCCTCAAGAGTTTTATAAGTAGCTAATCCCTTAGCCTCAAGATCGCTTAAAAATCTCTTTGGACCGGAAGCATCATCAGTATAATAATTCTTAAGTTTGTTGTAGTTCTCAATGAAATTATCAGCATCTTCAAAACCATTCTGAGAGAAATATTTTGCAGCTGCTTTAAACTGAGGTGTACCAACTAAGCCTTTATCATACAGATCTTTTGCGTTATCCAGATAACTCTTAGCTGTAGTATATTCATTGCCTTCAGTAGAAAGATTGTCAGCATTAACCATTGCTTGGAAATTAGAAAACTGTTTTGCAGCCTCCTGATACTGAGCAAAATACTGTGCCTGCAGATTTTTAAGATTTTCTAATCCTTGCTGAGTATAATCTTTGTTACCTGCTGATAATTGATCCTGATAATCCTGAATCCGTTGTGCAAAATCAGAATTCATGAATTCATTTTGCTGTTCCAGATAATCCTTCATTCTTTCTGTGTTGATTTTCAAACCTTTTGCAGTGCGATCGAATACATTATCAACATGAGCATCTTTTAGATCACTGAATTGTGTTCTAAGACTATCCATTGTATCAGATGTAAGTCCTGTTTCTGTCTGCATTTCGCTAATAGCTGATGTAAGAGCAGTAACAGTGTTCTGCATATCAGTTACAGGAAGATTAAATGCTGTTTTTGTCCAATCGGCCTGAGAAGCCTTCATGTTTTCAATAGACATCTGAGAAGCTTGAATCTGATCTTGCCACTGCTTAATTTGTTCGTTATCTTCATCAGAAAGAGGAGATAAGCCTTTACTATTTTTTAAAGCATCGATACTATTCTGATATTCCTGAATCTGATTATTAAGATTCTCAATCTGTTTGTCACCATTTTCAATTAAATTGGTGTAATCTGAAGCAGTAGCTTTCATATTATAAGCAGATTTATTATTCAGTCTTGTCTGCTGATCGGAAGCATCAGTCTGAAGACGAGTCAGTTCTTTTGAGAGATTATCCAGATTTTTAGCTGAAGTATCCAACTGAATCTGTACTTTAGTATCTTCAATTTTGGATTTCCAAGTTTCCCAATCTGCATCAGCCATTGATGGATCGGCAGAAAGTTTTACGATTGCTTGAAGAGCAAGTTCATCATTACCATATAAATCCATAAGTTTGGAGACTGTGAATCCTTGATCTAATGTAATCGGGCCATTATTTTTTCCAGTGAAATTATTAGTCAATAAATTTTTCACTGTTTTCTTATCTAAGTCAAATCCACTCAGATCCATAGTATCCATAATACTCTGAATATATTTATCTGCAGCAGCAAGTTGTTTCGGATCAGTCACATCTTTTACAGAGTCTCTGATTTTACCGATAGCGTCACTTGCTTTATCAAACGCTAGGTTCTGTAATCCCTGTTGCAGATTATCAGTTTCTGTGGCAAGTTCCGGGAACTGTTGAATAAGGTCAGTAACATCTGAATTCTGGAATGTACCGGATTTGATAGAATCCATTGAAGATTTGATATTTGACATATCTGTCTGGAAATTGTCAGTTATTGTATCGAGATCAGTTGCTGTATCTTCAGCGGAGTTTTTGAAACGAGAAGCAAAAGTCGTGTCATCAACAATTTCGGTAGATTTTTTAGAATTAAGATAATCTTCCCAATTATCAGAGATATCTTTTTTACCCCATTTCATTTTTTCTGGGTTAAGATTATTATCCTGAAGATAATCCCAGAATCCTTCAATATCTTCGTCGTTTTTATCTTTAAAGAAGCTATATTTTTTGCCAAAAATATCTTTAAGATTATCCTTGATGCCTTCAAGATTTTTAGCATCAGGATCAGCTATCGCCATAATTCCATCTGCCAAATCATCCGCATCAATTCCAGCATTGCTCATAGCTTCATCAAGATCTTTAGTTTGACTAATTAAATCCTTAATAGCATCCGTTCCACCAGATTTTCCAGCTTCGATTAACTTATCTTTTAGATTGGAAAACTTACTTAAAGCAAAAATATTATCCATTTTATCTGAAACATAATCAGAAGAATTGGTTAACATAGAATACGCTTTAAATAAATCATTGATATTGTTTGCAAGATCTTGTGTATTTTTCTTGTCAATCAAATTTCCATCTTCATCATAAAGATCCTGTGCATTACTTGAGATATCTGACATAACATCAGCAAGTTCAGTTTCATATGATGCGATTGTTTTATCTTTCGCTTTTAATTCAGCTTCTTTTCGTTCTGATGACCATTCTTTATTATTAAGGACATCTTTTCTAGCTTGTTTTTCATCCTCAAGCCCACTCATTAATTTCTGAGCATATCCAATATTAGTATCTTGATATACTGGATATGGTGATTTGCCAAAAAGTTCTCCTTGGAAGGTTCGTTTTTCTAAGGCTTTTTTTGCATCAAGAGCCTGCTGTTTCTGAGCGGAAGTAACGGTTCTTTTTTTTAATCCTATTTGTGTATCTAAAATAGAATCCTCATTAAGTAAATTATTTAATTCGTTATCTTCAGCGGAAGTACGATTGCTTTTAGCTCTTAATTCATAAACACGTTGTTTATTTGTTTCTTTTTGTGATTGAAGGTTGTCAAGATCTGATTTTTCAGTCTTATATTTCTGTACTGATTCTTGTAGATTCTTTTGTGCTGCATTATCAGTGAGTACATTATCCCAAAGCATTTTTCCTGCTTTAATACCTACTGCACCAATAATAAGAGGAATCATCATCGGAGCAATTGATTTAAATACTGTTGCAATACCTGAACCAACATTTTTAAATGATGCAAATAACCCAGCACTTTTACCAATGCCTTCATTTTGAACAATTTGATTCTTAGAAAGTTCTGATTGCATTGTTTCTTCTACCATTGAATTTTTGCCATATGCTTGTTGCAACATCCAAATAGACGTAGCGTCAGGTAGACTTCCTCTATTTTTAGCTAAATATTTTGCTGCATCATTAACGTTTCCAAAAGCTCTTAATGATGAAATGGTGTCACTTATTGATCCTCCTAACTTAAAAGAATCTAAAGCTTTTGCTAATGTAGTAGCTTTCCCGATTTTATTTAATGACATGATATAATATGTTATGTTATAATATTCAAAGCAAAAACTTTTTAGGGAGGTAATATTATGGCACTTATTAAATGCCCGGAATGCGGGGGGGGGCAGGTTTCTGATAAAGCTCCGGCGTGTATTCACTGCGGATGTCCGTTACCATCCAATACCGCAAGTAAGAAATTTTATGTAAATATAAATGGGCGTAGCTATGACATGACAGAATTAAAAGAAATGTATCAAGCGTATAGTCCTGAAGATCAAGAGTTAATATATCAATATTGTAAATCTACATTTAAAAAATATCCTACATCTTATAATTATCAAGAATTAAAAAATTGTGAATATCGCGGATTAGATTTGATTCAATACGTAAAAGAAAATTTGAAATGGCCTGATGTTAAAGCATATTTAACATATAAATTTATTGCAAAATGTTATAAAAAAGATTTCGAATCATTTTCATTCGATACTGATAAATACAAACCCGAAGGATACAACCGATCAAAACTAATATCAGCAACATCTCAAAACGTCGTCCGTTGTCCACGTTGTGGTTCTACATCTGTTACAACAGAAGAACAAGGTTACGGACTCTTTGGCTGGATTGGTGCATCTCAAAAGAAAAATCTCTGCCAGAAGTGCGGTCACAAATGGTGGCCAGGAAGATGAGGAAATACTATGAATATGCATAATATTGTAAATGGATTTTATGAAAATGTAGAAGAACGTAGACTTCATATGAAACAAGAATTATCTGCTGATATTCAGAATGAAAATACTGCTCCTGTAATCGCTCAAAAACTATATGAGGCATTATGTTCTTATCAAGAATCGTTACCAGACGAAGATGATATGGTTCTTGCAGTAGCTCATTTTGGAGAAACAGTTAATATAATTGTCAACAAAGTCGGCTACATTGGGTACAACCTAATCGTGTTTTACGGAGAGGACAGTTACGGCAAACCGCAGAAACTGATACAACATATAAATCAGTTGGATTTTCTCTTAAGCGCGCAGCCAAAGGAGATTCCAGAAGCCCCAAGACGGCAAATTGGTTTTCAAACTGAATCTGAGACGGAATAATAATGTTATTATTTTTTGTTAAGCTAATCATATAAACACCTACTTTCAGAATGGAGTACATATGTATACTGAAAATTATAGCCCAGAAGAAATCAATAGAATAAAAAAGATTATAGAAATCGGTGAATCTCAAAAACAAATTAAGCAATCATTTTGGGATGAAATTAATACTCCAGATGTTCTAAAATTAAAAGAAGAATCAAATACTCTCTGGGAAGATTATCGAATTGTCGATAAAAAACTTCTAAGGAAAATTCTGGTACATAATAATGGTTTATCAATATCTGATCCTGATTATATAAGCCTTAGTATAAGAATGATTGGACACATAAATTCAAATCTGCCAGACGATTTTCAAGAATTAATTTCTGTCTCACAAAGCAAATATGCAAAGTATAAACCGGTCAAAGATATTTATACGAAAGCGTTACATAAAAATATTGCAAATTTATCATTAATAGTCACTCCTGAAAATAGTATATCAATGAACTCATATGGAAGTACACGATGGGTATTCACAGAATTTTATTATTCCTGTAAACCATTTTTAATTCTTGACATATGTGGATGTGAAGTTATTGTCATTCAAGATATTTTTCCTGGCAAATATTGTCAAACAGAATATTCTATTACAATGTCAGACCTGAAGAATAGGTCGGATTATGAAATACAAACCAAAAAACAGAATTTTCTTGACAATTTTAGAAAAGAATTAGATCCGTATGAAAAAAAATTACATTCAGCTCCGTTTTGTAAAAAACCTGCTCCGAAACCTTTTAAAAATATCTATACGCTTTACGCCCAAACTGATTCAGAAGAATACGGCAGGACAAAACGATATCTAATCATTGGATGTATGACATATGAAAAAGAATGAACTTACGTTCTGACTTTACAACAATAAAGTCTAGTGATATATTTACTAATTGTAGGATGCCGAGAGTGTGCCTCGGCTTTGCACACACCTACAATCATAAATATCAAAATCGGATGTTCTGTCCGAAATCAAAATCCACTTATATTTACTTTAGCCATATGGCAGAAGGGAGGTGGAACATGAAGAAAGAAGAACATCAATTTAAGCTTGCAAAGATAGCAATTAAAAGATTCTTTACGGTTTTAGTATTACTTGCAGCTTTATGGATGGTGTTCCAGCACAATCCAACAAAACTCGTGACATCAATAAACCTGAAAGAACAGAGCATTGATATTAATTGCGAGTTTGCAAGCGAGACACCGGAGAAGTAGAAATACAACTCTGGTAGTGTGGGGTGAAACCCACACAATTAAAGTTTTAAAGGTTAAATTGCAATAATTTAAAATTCAAAGCTTATCTTACAGACACTGCGCTTGATCACCGCGGTGTCTTTCTTTTTTAAGTATAATTTTTCTCTTTCGCATAAAGCGATTCGGCAGAAGAGAAGTGCCGCTCATGGAACATTCATTAAAAGTATATACAATATACTCCGAGGAAGGGTGCTCTCTCTACTCCTCCTGATTATTAATATGTTTCCCTCGTCATTACTTGCGTAATTGTTACTAACGTTTCACATATGACTAAATCGTAAATCAGGTTGGTACGTGCGTTGTCACGAGCTTTCGCTCACTTCACTATGAGATCAGTATAGAATAGTGAATTCGACGTATTAATCCTCTATTTATTTTAAGTCGCTATTCTCCACATATTGATATGAATCTCTATGTAGATAGGCTCATTGTTAAAAATCGGAAAATAACGTGTAACCCTTAGATTTTTGGGTCAACCTACGACTGTTGCAAGACCTCCACCACTCAGGAATTTTAATCCTGCCATTGTTGCATTTTTTACTGTCATTGCTGCAAATACAGCAGTAAGTAATGCCGGTATTGGTCCAAGTGTTTTTTCAAGTGACGTAAATCCTTCTGTTAAACTATGTACAAATTCAAGAACACCATTTACACTACCTGAATTATAAAAATTAACCCAGAAATCCTGCATCTGTGTTTTGATTGCTTGTAGTTTACCAGCGGTTGATTCCATGTATTTTTCCTGGTTAGCTTCAGCATTACCATTTGCGGTTGTTGCTTCTTCTGCCAATGACATGGAGTCTGTGAATGCATCAAGCATAGACTTAAACTTACTTGTCTGACGTGTCGTCGTATTAATGTAGTTCGCAACACTACATGATATTGTTAAAAATTTTCTCCTTTTATTCTTCTATTAGTGCTCCGTATTCAACCAATTTATCAAATAAAATATCTTCCATATAAATTTGATCCCAAAATGGAATACGGATTAAATTAATCTTATGATCTTGGCAATATGTGTCTTTGATATTATCTCTTTTTTGAGTATTTATCATATTTTCATATGCAGTTTTATATGTCAAAGTTTTGCCTAGCATAACTGGTTTATAATGAAACTCCCCATCATATTCAATTGCAATATTAAAATCTTCAATATAATAATCAAATGGGAGAGGGTTTTTATCTTTACAATCTGAAAATCTTTTTTGTGTTTCATAATTAATATGCCATTTATCTAATATATCACCAATCGCACTTTCAAAAAATGTCTTTTTGCAATATGGGCATCCGGGACATTTAGAAAGTGTATATCCTTCTTTTTCTTGAATTCCTTTATCCTTATGTTTATTGCAAATATACTTTATATATGTATAACCATTTTTATGCGAATGAGATATATAAATGAAATTATGTTTTTGACATTCATTTTTCCAATGTTCTGTATCAAAAACTTTGTCTTCCATGGTGCGCTCTCTGCCACAATAATAACACCCTCGATTACGTAATAAATCGCACAAATTAATTTCTTGAATGCCTTTTTCAGAATGCTTTTTACAGATATATTTCATTTTAGTAGTATAATTTTTATACCTGTTATCAATAAGGATATATCCCTTTTTAGAAAATTGGTCTTTTACTTCATTATATGAATAATTTTTAGTATTACGTAAAATCTTTTCTTTTCGAATTAAATTTAATCGTCTTCTTTTAGTTATGATTGCACCTTTTGTGGTGCCAATGTTTTCGGCTAATTCGTCATCAGATAGATGTTGCCAATTATTTATTAAATATTCTTCTTTTTCAGAAGTCCATTTCATATATTATCACTCCATTTATTATCAATTTTTTGCATAAAAAATCGCCAGTGCTTTAAATAACATTGACGTTTTTTCGTATTTATATGTAGTCACTTCATTTATTGTTTTTATAAATGAAGGCTTTATACCAATACTCCATAAATACTCCTTCTCAGGTGTATATTGAGTAGAATATTCTTTATCAAATTTTTTCATAATTTATTTTTTTTAACAATATCCTTATACTTTCATATAAGACCAGACTATTTCTTCACCTACCGACCTTTACGGTTTAGGGTGTCCTTTTCGATTTAAGGGGTTTTCACCCACGCCATTTGCGATTGCGCCCTACGATTGTTGCTATAGATATTCAGGATTTCCACCTTTATTCTCTTGTCTATAGCTCGACGAGAATCTAGTCGTTGAACGTTCACCCTCGACTCAAGTACCGTATGATCTACGGGATACGTTAGGGTGCTTCGCTGCATGAACAGCCAATCCTTGCGTTTTCAAACCATCATAATTTAGTTTCCCAATTATTGTGGTGCAAGGCTCTATATAATATTTATACTATATAGATAGGATTATCCTATTAAGGCATTACCTGCAATTAAAATCATTCCAGTATGAATTTCTTCATACACAGTCCACATTTAGGCTGCTACATCGAATGCGATCTTGGCTTGCTGTGCATCAGTTAAATCGTCCCACTTATCTTTAAGCTCAGACATAACAGTAATGATACCACGATCAGATCCATCCGGATTATAAACATCTACACCTATAGCATGCAGAGATGCAGAAGCATTAGATAAAGTTGCATTGTCAACTTCGTCGGCATATTGTGGCATTTTACCGACTTTTGTAGTTCTTGTGATAATTGTCTTCAAAGCATTACCAATTGAAGATCCATCTTCACGAGTTCTTTCTGATACTTTAGCAGTAATAGCTGCAAGCTGTTCATATGACATACCTGCATCATAAGCAACCTGACCGGAAGCCTGTACAGCATCAGAAATAATTTTGATACCTTTAGCGTAATCAATTCCCACACTTCCGGAAACTTTATCCAGAACATCGACAATATGCATAGAGGCGTCAGCAGCAGTAGTAGATCCATCTTCTAACATATGGAACTGCTGTAAAATACCCTGTACCTGATCGGCAGCAGTAGAGGCATCAACACTACTTAAGTTACTTAAGATAGCAGTTGGTTTAGCTGTCTGCTGAATTTCAGAAGCAGTAGTATTCATGTTTGCATAGATTTTATAAATGTCCATAGTATTATCCAAGGACATTGATAAATCTTTTGCCATATCAATTGCAGAAGTACCAAGATTCTGTAAGTGATCCGGCGATAAATTCATTGTATAACTAACATTTGTTAAGTCTTTTTGGAAATTTAAGAAATCATTGAAGCCTTGTTTGGCCTGCTGAATTGCTTTCATGGTTACCTGGAAATAAGAAACATAACTTGCAATATCTGCAATAGCACCTTTAAAGTTCCCTGATACCATTCCTTTAATAGAAGTTCCGAATGAAGACATCCCGGTTGATGCTTTGGAGGCAGTACTAGATATAATGCGCATTGCATTTCCTGCTTTTTCAAGATTACCAGTTAAAGTAACAACATTACCAGATATATCAGCAAATTGCATCTTTACTTGTCCGGTAGTTTCATTGATAGATGAAGAAATCTTAGATGTTAATCCGATAGAATTAGCGTACTCTGTAAGCATTGTTTCAACATCTTTTGTATCTTGTACCAGTCCTTTTGTTCCTTCTAAATAAGTTCCTTTGCTATTTGTTTTATCATAATTTTTAGCAACTTTTTGAAAATCTTGCATTTTAGATGCTAATTCAGAAATTTCATCTTGAGCTTGGCTAGTATCAATTTCTTTATTATGAAACCTGGTTACAATATCATTATATGATTCAACAAAACCATTTAATTTATCTGTATATGCCGAAACCTTACCAGAAGAATTTTCTGCCTTAGTTAAACTATCAAAAGCGGTTCCAAATTCATTTGCAAATTGTATAAATGAACTTCCCTTAAGAGAATCAAAAGTTTGATAAAAATCCTGCATTCTATTTTTGAAATTGCCAAGATTATCGGCTCCATTTTCAAATGTAAATGCGCTTTCTAATTTCTCTTTTAATGAAGCAATACCATCCGGAAGATTCATAGTATTCTGCATATGCTTGAGAGAATTTTCAAAATCATTTATTTGGCTAGATAATGACTCTTTTAAATTTCCTAGAATATTATTTCTGTCAAGATCGGAGGCATTTTTTATATCTGAAATTAAACTATCTGAATCAATATTTTTATCAGAATTTTTGATCTGTGCTTTTAATGCTTCATATGTAGCCTGAACACCATTACGCTGATTCATTTTTTCAGTATATTCTTGTTCAGAATAATTTTTATTTCCAGCCATTTTATATAAATCATTGCTAAGTTTTCTCTGACGAGAATATGCCTGAGTCATTAAAGTAGTGATTTTATTTTCATAATCTGACATACTCTGCTCAGAATCGGTAAATGCTTTCTCATAATTACCAAAAAGCAACTGATTCAGTACACTATCAGCATCATCCTTATTATTCTGGTATGTATTTTTCTTGAATTCGTCAACATTTTCTTTGAGCTTTTTTATATTTTTAAATCTATCAGTAAATCCAGAAATAAAATCATCACTTGAAATTTGACCTTTTGCACCTTTTGCTTCAAAGCTATACAAATCCTGCATAGCAGATTTTAGTTCTTTTACTTTTTCAATAGCTTTGGTATACTGTTCTGTAAATGCTTCTTTATTATTAGCTTGGATAGTCTTTTCATCAAATCCAGATACGTCTGCCTGAGCTTGTTTCATCTCACGAACAACTTTGTCATAATCTTCAACATTTTTTCCAGCATTTTTTAATGCCTCAGAATTCTTTGACACAAAGTCATTTTGAGTTAACTTCTCAAATGCATCATTTGCTTTTTTGGCTGCCTCAGCTGTTTCAGTAATTCGATTTCCAATTTCTGTGTATGTATCGCTACCTTTAGAATATTGACTTTGTTTTTTTTTATATCCAAGCAATTCTGCATTAAGGGATTTTACTTCTTTTGCCTTATCAATAGCATTGTCATATTGTTTTGCGATATCAGAATTTTTGATGGCATCAGCCTGCTTTTTAGATGCAGTAAGTTGAGCCTGAGTTACTTTCATATCGCCTTGGATTTGCTTCAATCCAGATTCTGTATAACAAGTCTTAAGATTTTCTTTTAAAGTAGAAAATGAGTCAGCGGCTTTTTCACCAACGTCTCCAAGTTTTTCTGCATCAGCAATATATCCATCCAGTTTAGCAGAAGTAGATTCAAAATCTCTATTTAAACCAGCTAATGGACCAATCCATTTACCGTTTTCGATACTTCCGGTAAAATTATCAGAAGCATTTTTAGTGCCAATAACAACATTCTGCTTCCCTGTCAATCCCTGTTCCAGATTATGTACATAATTCAAAGCAGATTCACGAGCCTTATTTGAATCAAACTGCTCATTAATATCTGTGATTTGTTTTTGAACGTTCTCTAACCCAGCAGGAGTAGTAATAGTAGATAAACTTTTTTGTATACCCTGAAGTTTTTCAGCAGCAATTGCTCCAGCCTGTCCAAGAGATTCTATATCTGAAATCTGCTTAGAAATATCCGTATTTAGTGTATCTTTTTTTACATTGAAATTATCACGATTTGTTTTACGAGTTGCAGATAGTGATCTGGCAGATTCAGCAGATCCTTTTCGAAGTGCTTGAGTAAAGTTCTGATACATATAATCGTTATCAGGAAGAGATGCATTTAATCTTGCAATTCTATGTAATTCAGATAAATCTTGTTGATCAGATTTGATATCATCTTGCAACTTTTTAAGAAGATTAGGATTCTGTTTATCAGTGGATTTATATTTCTCCGTATCAAGCTTCGCATAATTAGAGTTAATCTTTTTACTTAATTTAACAGCTTCTCCCTCAAGTTTCTCATAACTATCATAATATGCAATAGCATTTTCATATCCCTCAGCTAAGAGATTACCATTAGCATCGAACTGTTTTTTATATGTCTGAGTGAGGGTATATATAGTTCTGTTGGTATCTTCATACACCTTAATATATTTCTGAGCGTCGCCAAATTCCCTTTGAGAAAGTTGTTTTAAACCATCTAATTCTGGAGGAGTAACAGGGGTTTCTGTTAAATTAGAATTACTATTCTTTAATCCAGATACAGTCTTGATTGCGACTTTTTCTTCAGACTTAGCAATCTTATCATTACTATTTACAACAGCATCCGATTCTTTTTTCTTCGCTTCTATAACAGCATCAGCTGATTGATTAATAGCATCTGCAGTATTTTTAGTTTCATCTATAACATCATTATTTTTAATAGGAGCTAATTTTGGAGCAGAAACAACTTTGTATTTAGGAGGAGTTGGCGGAGTAGACGGAGAAGCTGCGATCACAGCAGCTTTCTTTTCAGATTTAGCAATTTTGTCATTCGCAGCCACAACAGCGTCGGCTTCCTTTTTCTTAGCTTTTGTGACATCTTTACTTTGCTGAATCTGTCTTTCTTCTTCGTTTTCAGGAGTTGGTTTAGATTTTGGTTTAGAAATATTTCCTTTAGAAGGTTCTTGAATAGATGGAATCCCTTTTAAAGTAAACCCTGAATGTCCATCTGCACGAACCATATCCTCAAGTTGAGTTGCTTGATTTTCAACATCTTTGATGATTTGTACAATTTCATCCGTATCTCCATTTGATTTGTTACGATTATTATATCGCATATTATTTACAGTAATAATTTTACGAGCCATTCCATCGAGTGAATCAAACATTTCAGGATACGCATCTCTTGTATAACCTAAATCATGCAAAGAATCCTTAATTCCGAAAATTTGTCTACTTGTATTATATGCATGATCATATAGTGATTTAGCTTTTAATATACTGAAAGGATCTTTACCAGTGATATTTTTAAAACTTGATGCAGGAAGTTGTGCTGCCAGCATCTTTATATAAGTCGTTCTGTAATTTTCACGAGCATTAGCATATTGAAAAGGAGATTTTCCATTTTTATATGCTTCTTTTTTATCAACGTATTCATCATATGCCCGCATTAATTCGCCTTCAAGAGACCCTAATTGATCAAGTAATTCTTGAGTTTCTTTCTCTTTTGATCTTGCAGATTTAGATGTCGTTGTCTTTGAAACTTTTTTTGCTTTCGACTTTGCAGATTTAGATTTAGACTCAATAGCATGAGCAGGAGTAGACGCAGAAGCAGAAGCATCTTCCTCTTCAACATCTGTCTGGACAGGAATAGATTCTTTCTTTTTAGAAGTTCTTTTTCTTGTTGTCTTCTTAAGTGCTGATTTTTCTTCTTTGTTTTCTGCAGCTTTCTGTTCCGTTAATTGCTTCTGAACAGCCTGCTCAATTGCTTTTTGTTTTCCCTCTGCATCAATATCTTTATCATATTCTGATATATCAGATAGAAGAGCTTTATAAAATTCCTCATTGTTTATGCCAGATCCGCCTTTAGCAAGATATGTTGACATAAGACCAATGAATTTATTTTTTCTTCGTGTCTTTAATGAATCATTAAGAGTTTCTGCTTTTTTCTTAATATCAGATATACTTCCTAATGCAATCTCACCAAATTGGTCATCTGATAAAATATCTTTTTCAAGTTCTGCAAGACCCTTATTTATATACCTATTTACTAATTCAGAATAATCTTTTTTAGAAAGCCCTTCATTTTGTGATTTTTTAAATATAGTATCAAGATGGCTATTTGTAACACCAAGTTCTATCTTATGTGTTTGATTTGCAACGATTTTATCAATATTATCAGAAAATCCTGCTTTATTTAATGATTGATTTAACAGATATTGAGCATAGTTATTTGGATCATAATCTGGATCATTTTTTTTGATACCCATTCCTAATAATCTACGCATTGTTTTAGAAGAAACATCCTGTTCAACAGGAATATTCCGTTTGTTTGTTTCTAATTGTTTATTTAACTGTCCAAATAAATCTGAGGCAATAACAATATTCTTACTTGTTTTTATTAATCCATTAAGTGCTTTATTATAATCTTCTAAAGATAATGAAGCATCAGGAGCAACAAGACTTTCAGATGGAGGAATAAATTTCCCTCCTTTAGACATTTCTTTTTTACTGTCTAATAAATAGCTACGAAGTCTGTATGCACTTTCAATTTGAGCACGTTCATTTTGAGATATATCGGACAATCCTTTTTTTTTAAGCTCTGTCATCATTGCCCTATGTTTGCTAGAAGATAGCTCAGGGATATTTGGTAAGAATTTATCCAAACTTGCAAGCGATGCCATTGATTTGGAAGTAATTCCCTGAAGCTTGCTATTCATTTTTGTAGTTGCTTTATTAATAACATTATTTAAATCTTTCGCTACAATATCATTAACAGCTTTTTTATCTATTAAGAACTCCACTTTTGCTTTTGCTGTCGGAAGGTTCTGAAGTGCTTTTATTTCAGAGGCATCAAGTTTTAATTTAACTGGGGTCTCGATTGGTTTTGCCGCTTCCTTTTTTGCAGCTTCAACTTTAGAAGTGTCTGGTTCCATATCCACAGGAATTTTTATTTTACCAGATTTTGCACCTTGTTCAATCGCTTTTATTATATCTTTATTTTTATTTTCAAATATACCACTTACACTACCTACGGTAGATTTAAATTTTGCTTTAGCATCAAATACTAAATCATCACTTTTACTCATTAATTAATACACCTCCCTAATAAAACAATCTGAAAAATTCATATTTTGAGTAATATTTACGTACAATGGATTCAATTTTTTTATTATCAACACTTTTATTGGAATATCCAGCTAGCCAACTTTTCATTGCTTCTACTGGAGAAAAAGTTTGTACAGCTTTGCGAGTAGGGTGACTCCATATATATAATGGCCCACGATACATACTTCCTCCATGATACCCTTGTCTCATTGTTAATTCATATAATCCATCATTATTCAAATGATGCCCTCCCATCGGATCAGAACTCATATGTATTCTTACAGATGTTCCTTGAAGGCTAATTTCACCCGCATTTTTAAGGGAGTATTGTCTACTATAATAAAGAGGAGAATATGATGCATACCAATTATTAATAATTTGTGCATAAGCCTGTTTAATGTCTTCATATGCTTGTTCGGCTATCATTTTGCTTATTTCTTCAGCAATAGCTTCGTCATCTTTTTTTATTCCATTAACAAATTCATAATATATTTTCATTAAATATTGGAAATCAATTTCTATATATTTCACACATATTCACCTCCGTATTTTAATTTATTTTAAGTTAAATTTTGCCCCGTTCTCATTCATATATTTCATTAATTCTGAAATACCTTCATTAGCAAATACACCGATAGTGGTAGCAAACGCTTCTGTGTATTTTGCGATATATGCATCAATAGTTTTATTTTCCTCATGAAAATTGTCCATAAGCAAACCGTTAATGGTCATAAGTTCGTTCAATTCATGCTCACCTACAATAGCACAAATCTGATCTAATAAACCATTTTCAAATAATAAATCATAATCTTGAAATGCATTTGTAGTACTATCATCAGTTTTTACTATGTTCAATTTTGTATATAAAATAAGGATAGTAGTAGTCATATTGATTTTAGATAAAAACATATCAATATACTGAACCCCGTTTTTTCCAGTGGTAATAGACTTATCAAGTATTGTCTGAAGAACAAGTTCCTTTTCTAAAACAGGACAATATGTTCTCCAAATAATATTTCTAACAAATTCATCTCGCTGTTCATCTGTTTTCAAGAGATTATATCGTCTGATAAACTCTGGAACATCAATTTTTCTTTCAATTGTATCTGAATTAACTTTATTTATTTCGCTCATAATGAATCTCCTTTTATTCCTTATTTTCTGTATGTTCATGTATGATAAATTCAAATTCTGTTCTTGGATTTTCCTTATCGTATCCGGTTTTTAAAGTGAGAGAGTGCAGATGCTTCTCATCATCATCTACAATAGCCCCAGCCTCAGTCAACCCATCTAAAATAAACTTAGGAATTTGATTATCTACGTCATGTCGTCTTTTTGTATTAAAAAAGACAGTTACGATAAGATCAAAATCATCTAACTGCCTATTATCCATTTTATTTATTTTTACCCAGAATTTTACGAATTCCTTCCACTTTTGTTTTAACGCATTCATCTGTATACGTGGTAAGATCATCCAAGTATTAATCGAAGGATGCCAAGGTTTTTCAATAGGAATTTTCTTGGCTCTTGGATGTTCTAAAAAATAATACTTTGTATACAAATCTAATGTCTTTTGATCAATTGTCAATATAATTGATTTATCCATATATTTAAACCTCTTTTACTAATTCATAACTGATAACAACCGGAATAATAATCAATCCTGCATTAGTATCATGAGTGTCATGTTCGTAGTATTTTCTTACAGCCTCTGCAATAGCATAAGATGAGCATTTAGTAGCGTCATCAATATCTGTTACAAAACTGTATTCAATTTTTTGCAATTTCTTTTTGAGATATGTTGGTTTGCCAGAAACAGTAGTGGCGATAACATATCTTAAAACCTGTTTATCTAAAATTTTTTCTTTCATGTAGAGTTTCTCCTTATTCAAGTGTATGATTAAGCCATTGCTGAAACAGTTCTTTGGTTTCTTCAATTAAAAAGATGTAAACAATAATGTCTTTTCCGTCATCCGTAACACTTGGATACATATCTATCGGAAATACTCTATGTTTAATATATAAATCACGCTGCTTCGGATTTATAATCCTGCAGACTTCTTTCTCCGTATAATCACGCGGCTTCAAATTTGATTGTATTCTCATAATCCTTTTACTCCTTAAAAGTGAAAAAAGGGGTAGTCTCGAATAGTGAGACATACCCCTAAAAATCACTATTCAAATACTATTTACGTTTTCTTGTACGCACTGGTTTACGAGTTTCAATTTCCTCGCTGTTTTCTTCGTTAACTACAGAATCCGGATCAACAATATCTTTTTCTGAGATCTTCTGTAATTTAATATCAGCAGTTTCTTTCTGAATTTTTGCAATCATTTTCTGATTTACTTCATGAAATTTACTGACATCAGACATATCACAATCTTTCATTCTTTCAGCAGCTTCTCTAGCTGTAATGTTTTCAGCATTATATTCTGTCAGTGTATTAAAGATTGTTCTGCAATTATCGCTGCAATAAATCTCCATCCATCTTGGAAGATGGTCGAATTCTTCACAGCGACTACAATATGTATATGTTTTTCCGCATAAAATGCATTTCTTGTTATTTTTCTTAACCATGTTTTCCTCCTTGAATATGGATAGTAAAACAGCCGGTATGCTATGACACATACCGACCGTAATTAGAATAATATTATATTATCTAATAATTATTCTTCGTCTTCATCAGCCCAGTAAATATGATATAGAGCTTTATCAGCAGAACAGTAATCTACCTGCATAGATCCAGAGTAAGCAAGCTGTCCATCAGTTGTTAATGAAATTTCAACCTCTGGAGATACCTGGAATGATGGAAGCTCGATATATAATCCCTTTAATACGTCAGAATGACAAGGATCAACAGCAAGAGCTTTCAGGGTCAGTTTAACTGTCTGAGGGAACTTATCTGCTCTATTAGTAATAGATACACCAGCTCCAACACTACGATCATACTTGACGATGTATGTATCTACACCTTCAGCTGTAGGAGGTGTAAACTCTCCACCTTCTGTAAGAGCGTATTTGTCTGCACTTGCAGCAGTATCTTTCTCATATGCAGTACCCATGGAACCATTTGCGCTGAAAGCATTTACTTTTACAGAACCTTCAACAATATCTTTCAGAGTTGCTTTTTCACCTTTCTTTACGGTGATAATCTTTGGCATAACAATTTTGTTCTCCTGAGAAGCAATTTTCTTACCTTCTCCAGAAGCAGCTCCAATAACATTCAGGTTGATCATTGCATTGTTAGCTGTAAATTCACCTGTTTTAGCTTTCCAGAAACGTTTAATCAGGTTTCCCTGGTTATCTGTTGCATCAGTTGACTCAGCACTAATATTAATTGTTGCATCCTGAAGCTGTGTTAAAGTGTATAATGGATTTCCGTTAAGGTCTTCGGCAAAACCATACTGAACACGATCAATTACGATATCATCTAATGTAAATCCCATTATGATTTCCTCCTTTAAAATTTTTGTATATAGAAATTAATTTTTGAGAGAAATTTCTCTCATGAAATTAAGTTCATTCTTATCGATCTTTGAAGCGTCAACAAAGCCGCTATAAATACCCTTAAGTAGAGCAGTAGAAGATTCATAAACTTGTAATCTTTGAACACTGTCCATAAATTCAACAATGCCAACTTCACGTAATTCATTTTTTTTATATTTGAAACCGGGATGATTAAGACAAGTAGATATGAGTGGTAGAAGAGTGGATTTGTAAACATCATTTTTGTGTTGTTCGAAGCTCATGCGATCTTCTTCAATCATCCATTCTTTTGTAGATTTTCCCCTGGCTTTTTCCACTTTTGGGTAAGTGTTGAACATAGCTCTTAAATACGAAGCCATCTGTAGATATGCGGCTTCATCTATCTGAACATTTTGTTCTTCATTAAGTAAATAAAAAAACGGTTCCCCGTCTTCTGTTTGTGTTTGTTGCAATTGAAATAATTGGAAATTCAAGTCACCGAATAGTAACTTTGTAGATTTTGAGTCTATACTTGGAACAAGCATACAAAACAAAGAAAAGTCAGACATTTTATTCCAATCAATACCAAGATCCCATAATTGCATGCGATACATAGTAGGATTAGCAATAAAAATATTTATAGTAGAATAAATCTTTTTCTCACCACTTTTTATGATGTCTCCTATTGTAGGTTGATTAATTATAATGTCATTATATGTATCATTTTCGATAACAAATGGTTCACCAAAATATAATTTCAGTGCATCAATTTCAGATTCTTTGGAAATTGTCATATTTGTTATTCATTCCTGCATATAAATTATTAGGACATTCAATTTCAAATTTCAACGTTCTACAATAATACCTAGAGTCAATAATATCTCCATAATCATCTATACATTTAAGTTGATTCCCCAAAGAATTCGTCCAACATAAAAGATCTTTTACGATATAACTCAATAAGTCTGTTCGTACAATCCCATATTCTGTATCAAGATCATCTTCATGAACTAAACACATAACTATAAGTGTTTGTATTTTCATAGCCTTATTGTAATATGATGTATCAGTATCATTTATATCAAACATAATAAAATTTAATACTTCTTTATTAATACCATTCAGTTTTAATATAGGAAGAATTTGTTTCTTATCAACTCGTTTATTATATTCAATGATTAAATTTCGCTCATTTAGTTCTTGAGCTGTGGGATTATTTTTATCTGTATATTTATTCAACGGGCGTTTATCTTTTTTTCCTAAAATTTCATTAAGATCAGGATCCTCATTGAATAGTTTTAACAGTTTATCTTTTTTATAAATGATGTCGTTATTTTTCTTATTTTCAAGATCTCGTGTAATATGTGATATATCTCTATTCATCTAATTGCACCTCCACTTCAATAGAAGAATGATTGTCTCCGTTATTATCTGTGGCTGATAAATTAAATCTCTTGCCTATTAAACTATGAGCTTTTCCAGGCTTAAGTAATATAGTGACATTATCCATTACAGTCAATTTTATTAATCCTTCATAATATGATTTTTCTTCTTCTGTATATTCGGAATTTTTGTCAACAAGACTAATATTCCATTCATAAGTAAGATCGGCATAAGGAAGTTTATATTCAAAATATGAATTTTTTCCAATATAAAGAAACTGTTTTGAACGGTCCAATAATGGCTCGATTTCACCATCGTCATTTAGATACATCCATTCAATTTGTGAACTTGTAATCATTGTTTGAGGTTTCTGAATAATCTCTGTTTTTTGATCACCAGAACCTTTATAATAATTGCAAATTCTAAGTTGAACATTATCAACTTTTTTATTCAATTCATCTTGTTTTATGGAAAGTTTAATTACTCCAGAAGGATTAAGATCTATTATTTTTGTGACCTGATAGACTTTTGGGTCAAGAATGTTATTCGTAAGCATAAAACGTTGTTCGTGCATAATAGTACGATCGTCACTAAGTCCTAAATCATATAAATTATTACCATACGCATAATAAATATCTGGAAGCCATGCAGCTGTCAGATTATCAAGCGAAGATGTATATTGATCATCCCAACGACCGCTTGTGTAGCTATTAGCTGATCTATTTGAACCCCAACATTTATATAATTTGTTATCGTAAATCCATTGAAATTTCCAATTACATTTTAATATATTATATCTAACAAAAGCATTCGCATCATCTCTGCCGACAATAAACCACAGTTGTGTAATTCTTTCGTCTGGAAGTGAGAGCGGATTATCAAGTTCGTGCCCAGATATGTTAATATCGAAGTCAGTATCATCAGGAACAAACACATAACTTCCTATTGGATAATGTACTTTAGGCCGAAATTGTAAATAATAATCCACTGCATCTTTAAGAATGGAAAGCTTGGCATGACGTTGATATTTAGCATCTTCCCATTTCCATCCATCTTTTGTTAAAATATAAACTCTTTTATATTGTGCATCGGCAGTAAAAGAATTATTCATAATTGCATCAGACTGATTTTTCTTTACCTGAGCTAGATTACTGCCATATGATGACAAATAATTTTTGTACATTTCTGCAGTAACCATAGAATCAACTCCTAGAATTAATTTTGTCTACTAACGAATGCGCATCTAGTATCAATTTTCGGTAAGAACGATAATTAAAATCATCACTTCTTGTCTCATTGAGAGCCGCCTGTAATAAACTCATAATTGCTACAATTTCTACAGGATAGAAGAGAAGAGTATTCAAACCATCGATTTTCTTCATTAAATTGATAAAATATTTTTCAAAGTCAACATTTTTAAATTCATCTTTTGTTTTTGGATCCTTATATAAAAGAAGCCAAAACATTTCTTTGTGTAATTTTTCCTTATATTCTTCAATTTGTAAATCATCAAAATGTCCGTAAATTGTATCCATTATGTATTACTTCCATCCAGATAACTATTCCATATATAACCTCTATCTTTAATCAAGTTCTTCTGTTCCTTGATTAATGATTTTTTTAAATCTTTTAAACCATTTAAATGATTAGTCTGAGAATAAAATTTTTCCTCAGAAGATCCAAATACCTGCTGAATATTATTCAGGCTGTTAATTTTGGGTGTAATCCATTCAATTACCATACCTATACCTAAGATATCAGTTATAAATTCTGCATCAAAATCATCATCAACAGAATATTTCATTATATATGTCAATTCCTGAACTGTATCTCCAAGTTTCAATTCAGAAAAAAGTCTTCGAATATAAGGTTTATTTATTGATGCATGTAAATATTCCGGCATAAAAACCGCACTTACATCATCTTCACGATATTGTAAAATATCATAAGCTTCTGCTTTTAATCGAAATTTTGAGTATATTTCTTCGTAATTTAGAGAAGGCATAATATACCTCCTTATTTTTAATTAAATAGTCCTGTCATAATACTCATTTCTGTATCAAAGATTTCGTCAAGCACTTTAATTTTTCTTACACTATCAAGTCTACCGTCACTTACCATTTTTGAAGCAAGATGTTTAATAGAGTCCTGCGCCCCTTTCGGAAGTGAAAGAATAGTAGCCTTCATATCTCCGGGAGAAAGTTCTGTAATTACATCTTCAAGATCACCTACAGAATATAATGTATTATAAATTTTCTTAAGCTGTGGAAACTGTGCAACAAGTTCTTCATCCTCAATAACAAAAAATGGATTCATAACATAACCATTATTTGATCTGATTGCTGCCTGCAGATCCTGATATTCAACTTCAATTACATCTCCGGCATCAATCCATGTGTATAAAATATTTGACTTAAGCCCTGGCATATAAAGTCCACCATTAGTAATAGATTTACATGGAATCCCATCAGTAGGGGCATAAGTTTTCTTTTCTTTTTTTACTTCTACTGTTTTTGCTGATTCAGATGTAACAGGTTCCGTAACAGATGCTGCAACAGATTCAGTAGCAGTTTCAGTAGTCTTTGTCTTTTTCACTGCAGTAGTTGCCATGAAAAGTTCCTCCTTTTATTCGTATAGTCGTGTATCTATATGACACACGACTATAATATTAATTTACAATAAAAAAAATTAGGCTAAAGTCCAAACGCCAAAATAACGTCCGATTTGTGTTCCTACGCCCATTGATCTCTGTACTTCGTATTTCATTGTATCATCCATACGATCACCCTTATCAGTGATTTCATAGATTTCTGTTTCACCAACATCAACGAATTTAATGAACTTATCTTCAACCTGCGGCATAATAAACAGAGTCTTAGGATCCATTAATTTCTTAGTTGTATCATTCAGAGCAAATCTCTGTGGGATTTCAACTAATGTATATGGACCATAGTATCCAAGACGTCCCATTGTAGCAACATCTTTCTTCTGATCGTCTGTGATCCAATCAACATCCATCAGTTTCTGGAACTGCTGTAATCCAGTTCTTGTACCCATAATAACTACCTGAGCACCATCATTTGCAAGAGATACATCCTCAAGCAGTTCATCCAGCTTGTCCTTAGTAGCATTTGAAAGAGCACCTGTGCCCTGGAACTGAGCTGGAAGTTTCTTTCCTGCGTTCATCATTTCCGCATAAATATCATTCTGAATCTGTCTAACGAAAGCAGCAGCACACTGATCTGTGAATTTAGACCAATCAAGTCTTCCTGCCAAATACAGATCAATATCAGCACCAACAGCAATACCGTATACACTTGTGGTTACAGTATAACTTTCTCCAGAACCAAGTCTCTGAAGTGTAAAGTCATGATGATCGCCCGCAATTTTTGTTGTAGATAAAACAACTTTATCATCTGTCCAGAATTCCTGGCGATCTCCGCGGGAAAGGTTTCTTGTCTCTACATAGTTATTGAAGAATTCTGATTCTTTAAAACCTGTTTCGACTTTAATATCAATTTCTTCTTCCATAACTTCGAACAGTTCAGTACCATGTTTCTTCATAGCACGATTTCTGTCACGTTTTGTAGAATTCTCGTTTAGTCCCATAATTGCATATACAAATTTACGAACCGCATCTTCTGCGTCTCGTTTGGTCTTTTTATTTCCATTTTCATCAAACATTTCGTTTGGATTATGATTCAGATCATATGTAAGCTTTTTGAAGCCTTCATAATTTTCCTCTGGTGTAACACCATCTTTACACATGCTAGCAAATACTTCCTGAACATGTGCACTTAAATCAGCAAAAGTCATTTTACGTCTCATTAGATTTTTTCCTCCTTTCCCTTAAATTAACCAATTTTTAATTTCTTGTTTTCACAAGTAACTGTCGCTTTTTCAGCTGGCTGTCCATCGAATCCCTCAACAGATACCTCAAATACATCACCTTTATGAAGAGCATAACCTCTTACAACGTCTCCTTTTGCGTTATAGAAGTTAGACTCCTTCTTCCATGTATTTGTCCAATCCTCTGCAATAAATGCCTGCATATAAACAAACAGAGCATCTCCTGGATCAACAACCTCTACATACCAATTACCATTAGCAGCCTGTTTCTGAATTTTACCTTCAAATGTAGTAACAGCAGCTTCTGTGTAACGGTCAAGATCTTCAAAATCGCCTCTTGCTACAAGATTTCCATTATCTGTATCAGAGGTCAGTGTAATGTTATAAATGTGTTCTCCGCCATTCTGTGCAACAAGCTTAGAAGGGAAGGCCACAGCATGCTTTTCAATACTGTACTTAATCATGTTGTTCTCCTTTCATAAATTTTGGCAAAAAAATAAGACCGTATTTACGGTCTGATTTATAAAACAAATATGTTATTTTGCATTATGCAAATAAAGATCCATATCTATTTTTCTTTTTAGTCTGTGATGGATTTCCAAAAGTCTTTTTACTTACTGTTTTTTTTCCGGCGTTATCATCATGCACATCACCATCTTCAACAGCAAAATTTAACTTGCCAGACTTAGCATATGACAGCAATATAGTATCAAGCTTGGACTTCAATTCATCAACTGAAAATTCTGTATGATTTTCTTTTAAACCCTTGAATTCTTCTGATTCATAAATTCCTTTATAATCATCTGACTCAAAAAGTGCATTTTTAGCTTCGTCAGCCTCTTTCTTTTCATAAGAAGCAAGTTTATCTGAAATTGCAGCATAATTTGATCTCATATTCTGAAGTTCAGAATATTCAGAATCAGTCAGTAATTCACGATGAAGATTATATCTTTCACCATCAAATGAAACATTGTCGCCATCTTTTTTATATGCCTGTCCAAAGATTTTATCTCCATCCCAGTTCTCATATGTAAAATGAGAATCATATACAGAATTAATAAAATACCAATCATTATCTGCTTCTTCATATGCGTTTAATAAGTTATAAAGTGCACAACGAATATCGCTGTGAGAAAGTTCAAATGATTTTACGAATTTTTCTGGTTCTGTAGGAGCAGGATCACCTGCCGGATCAGTATTAAACGCCTTAGCAAAGGCAGCCTCCAGTTCTTCATCTGAAAGACCTTCATATGTAAAAGTAATATCATCTACAGTTTTTTCGTATTTCTTTAAAAGTTCTTCAAATTTGTTCACCTGATTGTCCTCCTTTCCATTAGCATTTTTTTTATTGAAATTAGAGAGAGTAGCATTGATCTTCTCTAACATTTCAAGCATTTTAGTATTTACATCAAAATTAGAATATACAGAATTTTTTGATTCAAAATCAGCAAGCTGAACATTACTTCCAGCCATACCTGGACCAACATTTTCATTTAGTAAAGTCAACCCGCTGACATAATAATCATCCAGATTTAACACTTTATCCTTAGCATTAAATGATAATTCTCTAATACTCAATTCAACACTACAATCAACCTGTTGTCTACGCTGCATAATATCAATTGCGTCCTGACAATATCCTTCCCAGAGATATCCCTGAATTACAGCTCTGTTAACTCCGGCTTCTTTATCATATTCAATTGCATAATCCTTTTTGATTACACCAACTGGACGTTCCTGATAAGTGATTTTTTCTTCTCCATTTTCATCAGTTTCCACTGTAAAATCATGTGATCCAAAATCTTTATTACCATCAGAATTTTCAACGATATTTGCCAGAATAGGGCGATATGGTATAGATTGTGTATTTTCCTTAAATGTATCTTCATTGATATTAGATTTGTTTAAGTTAACATGATCATGATATGCGGTAGCATTAAAAGGACATAATCCTTCTGTATGCTTATTATCGTCAGACTTTCCAAATGTAGCGACTGCTGGCATTTGGACACTAATTTCTGCATTAGATTCTTTGCTGCTGAATTTAGAAAAATTATTCTTCATACAAAATTCAATCAAATCGTCAATAGTTAAGAATTTCTTCAAGATTTTCCTCCTTTCTTTGAGTAATTCTCCTCAAATAGAAGAGGAGTAATCAAATAAATAATTTATCTGAATAGACAACATCGCTTAAATTGTTAAACAGCATTTTGTTGTCATTTAAAAAAGTCCACTGTTTACCATTCTGGCTTACAAGATGAAAACCAGTCTGAATAAGCAATGAAGCTGATTCATCGTTTGTTGTAATTATAAATTTCTTATTATCCATAATTATTATCCTCTTATTTAGCTTTATCAGCCTTATCTTTTGATGCTTCTCCGTCGTCTGTGATTTCTGTAGAATCTTTTGTTGGGGCACCACCAGTATCTGAACTACCACTTTGAGTGTATGAAGTCTGCAATGGAACAAATAAATTCGATATTCCAAGAACCTGCTGCTCTAATACATTTAATGCCAGAGTTTCTTTTTCAGAAAATTGATTAAGAGTATTGTATGCAAGAGCTGTAGGAAGACCATTTTGCGCCCCCTCCAAAAGTTCTTTTTTGAATTCATCTTTTGTATAAGCAGAAACTTCAAAGAATTTTACCTTGGCTGGGTTAGAAACCCAATATGTAAGGAAGCGGTTAACCCATCCCTGAGTCTGTGGTAGAAGCATAGAAATAGCTAATTCTGTATCGGCACGAATTGCTGCTCCAAAGGCTGTTGTACCTGAGATTGTAGCACTATTAAGAATTTGAGCGCCACCAGAAGAATTGAAAAGAGTTTCTGTAGCTTTTGCTATTTTGTTCGTATCTGTTGCTTTATCATTATTAAACGAAATCTGATCTAATTTTCCTGGCACAATAGCAGCAGAAGTATAGTCAGGAAGGCATTCATTAATCATCCTGTTAAAATACTCAATAACAATATCCGGATTAACTTTCCAATCGTCTGGATCCTCACTACCAGTTATCGTTTCAAGTTCTAACCAGATCATTTTATAAATATCCTGAGCGTCAGCAATAGCTTGTAGATCGTCTAAATCAATAAGATTGATAATTCCAGATAACAAACCAGAGAATGGTGGGACTACAGTTTCCCAATCTTCAGCTCTGGCTTTTAGGCAAATAGCATATTCATCTGGCATAGGCTGCCACTTTCCATTTGTAGTATCACTTTCATAGGCACGATACATTGACTGGAAGGGTTCACCCCATAATTCCAACATAGTCTGTCTGGATCTGAAATAACTCATATCCATTACAAACGCAAAATCACCGGTATTGTATATACCAGAAATTTTACAATAATCTGGATCAAGCGGAAGAATAAACATTCCTATTTCATCATAATAAGCGCATCCATAAAAAACATCTTCTCTAAAACAAATAGTATAAGCTTTTAAAAACTCATACTGAAGATTTAACTTATCCAACACATTTAATGTGTCCTGATAAGAACTAAGCATGGCATTCGTATCTACGCCTGCAACCATATCATATTCCGGAATAACAGATCTTGCATCTAAACAAAACATGTTTGCATTATATGCAATTAATCTATAATAAGCATGACATCGATAATAAAGATATCTTGATAAATTTCTTAAATTCTTTTCATTACTTCCAATATTTTGCAGGTAAGTACGAAGACTGTCCTTACTATAAGCTGTCACCGCTTTAGTGCTTGTCTTAGTGATATCACGAAGAGATTTTGCTCCTTCCATAGCAGCAGCATAATTTTCAATATTTTTTTTATTTTTCTGATACCAATCACGCATTTCAGCCGTATTATTCAGCTGAGAAGGTGCTGGATCAATTTTTTTTGCAGTAGAAACTTTTTTTGCAGAAATATTTCCTTGTTGTCTAGCCAAGTAACAGCACCTCCTTTGAAATATCATATAATTATATTAAGTTTCGAACATAGAACGTACAACGCCTTTTCTAATCGTAAGTTTTTGAACTAACGATTTGTCAACTTTAGGTTTACGTTTTGCAGTAATGTTTTTCCGGCGTTCAGTTTGAAGAGCATAAGAACACATACATGTAACGTAAGCTCTATCGTCATGAAGACGGTTAGCTTTTTCAGGACACAATTCAAATGAATCTTTTCCTGATTGTCGTGGAATACGGATCATATTTACAAGTTCCTCTTTTAATGCATCGATACTTGAGAGAGAAGCTTCTTCTTGCCAATTTAATTTTTCAATATGACTCTTAACATTTTGAAGTTTATCTAATTCTTTCTGAACATTGTAATCAATTTCTTCATCTGTCATTTTCTGTTTTTTATATTTGGCAATTAGATCTTTTTTAGTTTTTTCGTATTTATCTTTATCAATATCAAATATTGTAAGATATCCTTTGTTATCGTATGTAGCCGTAAACTCAATTTTATCCTGATTCATCATCTCAATCATGGCTTCATACATTTCTGATTTGTATTTAGTTGGTTCCATTAAATGAAGCTTATTGACTGCATTTGGGAATTTTTTAACATATTCTTCTGAATATTCTTTGTCAATCAGTCCTCTATGAGTTTTACCGGATTTATCTTTCCAATCAGGCATTAAATAGTCAGCAATATTAACACCACCACCACCAGAACCGGCATCAATATAAACTCCGAGAATATTGCTGTAGTTTTCATCCCCACCCTGGTTATAATCGAGAATAACTTGTTTCAAATATTCAATCTGGGCTGGTGTTTGCATAGGTTTCTTTTTCTTTTTATTGCTTATATCAATAAGATTTATACAATTTAAAAGTCTCATTTTATATTCAAGATCCCCATCTTGATTTTTTTCAGAGTAAATTTCACAAACCAAAATTACTGAATTATCTCGACTTCGAGCCGGGTCATATGCAATAACAATTTTTCTTTTACCAGTATCGTTATATAACACTGGTTTACGAATCACTTCATTACGCGCAATAACGCCTCTACGAATAATCGCATTAGCACCTGCATCAGAAGTAAATTCACAATAATACTCTCTACGCGCTTTTTCTGGATTAGAACGCATTTCTGCAGCTACTGTACCGGGTGTTAACAAAGGCTCCATTGTTTCTCCACGAATAGTTGGTTTAAATGCAACTTCACAATCAATATGCGCTACAAAATAATCAGGATCTCCCATGAGTTGTCGTTTGCTAAAATCTCTATATAACTTATAGAATTTTGTATCTGTAGAAGAAGCAGAAGAAATATAAAATAATTGGTTTGGAATATTTGATGGAATACATCTTAGACGGTTACGATCGATTGATTTGCCATCACGATCCTTACCAGACTTAAAGCTTTTATTTACAATTGCAAAAGCTGCATATACCGACATCATTTCTTCATCAAGGAATCCACATTCATCAAATACAACACTACCACGCATACCTCTTTTTTTATCTACATTACTGTTAAGTGTTTGAGTAAATGAGCCATTATAAAGGGAATATGAGAATCCATTAGAAGAGTGACTGAAGCCATCTCCAGCAGCATTTTTAATTTCAATTTCTGCCTTAAAAATATAACCTGTAGAACCAAGCATAGTATCTATATTATCATTCGCAAGCCTTTCGAGCGTCGTAAACGTTTGTTCAGCCTGCGATCCAGAACCGGAAGCAATATATGTCCAATAGTTATTAAATAGCATATCTTTCGCCATGATCATAATATCTATCAATGTAGATTTACCAAATCCACGGGTACACACTAATAAAACATTCGGACAATTCCAGGCTCTCTGAATTACCCATGCCTGTGCATCAAGTAATTCTATATTAAAAAAATCATTTATAAATCTTACAGGATTGCATTGATAATATTTCTGAAGATTTGCAATTTTCATAAAACCTTCAAGTTTGCGTGAAGATAATGGGTAAACTCCAGGCTTTACAAAAATCTTATTTCCCTGTTCACAATAATTAAGCTTCGGAAGCTCTTGAATCAGATCCGGATTCATCATCACCAGTCACCTCCGTTTCTTCCTCTTCATCTGAGGAGAAGCAGGAGAATAGTTCATTTAAATCGACTAAATTATCCGGCTTTATTAAATCATGTTCTTCCATATAATCTTTAAGATCAATATTTTCACGTAATAAAATACGAGAAATTTCTTTGTAATTGTCCAAATCATCACGAAGCTTTGTTATCATTTCTCTTTGTTCTGCTAGCATATCAGAATATTCTGATTCATCTAGTCGGAGCTGCTTCAATATAGAAGCATTACTCATATCCATAACCTGACGCATGCCACGACAAGTTCCGATATCGAATCCGTTTACTTCACCTTCACGCAAATTCATTTCTTTGATTTTACGTATTTTACCAGTCCAAGTATTTTCACCTTTTTTAGCATTTTTATTATTCTTTAAAGAAATACAACTTTCAGCAGCGAGATCCTTAATAATGGCAGTAAGATCTTTTTTACTCGCCTGTAGTGTTTTTATTGTAGCGGAATTTGTTCTAAGTTTTTGAACGTCAGACATATAAGTAGCAATAGCATTATCAATTTTTGATTGCTGTAAAAATGCTCTTACAATAGAAATAGCAGAAGCAGTACGCATCATATCGTCATTTGTGTCTTCACTAGAATCAAGCAACCCAATTAATTGCGAGTATAGAAATGGTTGATCAGACAATGCTTCTTGTTCAAATGGATCATATCCAATCAACCTAATTACATCAGCTTTATTCTTTTCAAAACCTTCATAATTATCCTGGGACTCCTTGCCTTTTATAACATCTGCAGGAGTCTTTTCATCTTCATATATAATTTTTTGTTTAAAAAAATCAGAATCCTTGAATTGTTTTCCAGAATATTGCTGCATTGCAATGGTTCTTATATATGTACTCCATGCATTTTGTTTTGCTCCTGGAATACCAGCATTTCTTTCAGCTGCTTGAACACTACTATTATAGACATTTTCTAAAAACGGTTTATTCAGATACTGCAGAGCAAGAATAATTGATTCTTTTGTCGGTTTATGTTCTTCTCCATTTTCATCTGTTCTTAATGCAATCTTTCTAGCGCATTCAGAACAAATAGCTGCATATCCAGACTTTACTAAAGGATCCGTATTTTTATAAAAATTTTCTCTATTTTTCTTTTTAGGTTTTCCGCACATATAACACCATGCGGTATCTTCTTTATATACTCGAATTTCTTCTTCGAGCGCCTCTATTTTTTTCTTCATCTGAGTCGGAGTCATTTTTACCGGCTCAATTTTCTTAGTTGTTGCCATAAACAACTCCTCCTTGTACTCATAATAAAAAAATGGGCGTAGTAGGATTCGAACCTACAAAAACCTGATCCTAAGTCAGGCGCGTCTGCCAGTTGCGCCATACGCCCAGAAAATAGGAGAGCAAGAACGCTCTCCTGAAATGTATAATATAAGCAGCAACGCCACTCATACTATTCTTTAAGTTCAGTAGCAATACCAGATTTAATTAAAAATCTCGTTTCTGCATCAAGCACTTTTTCAATAACTTCTTTATCAAATCCAGTATTCTCATGTATAAAATTTAATATTTCGTCGAACTCGACAAACTGTTCTTCATTATTTGTTTTCATAAATATTTTCCTTTACAATTTATAATGATGTTCATCTACAAGACCATTTCCTTGTTCAAATACAAACATAGAGGCTCCTGCATTTGACACCTTATTAATTGAATAGCTATACGGATTTACACCAATAATCGAACGTACAGAAATATATTCTGAATTAATCCCAACATCTCCAGTAGCCAAACTATGCCAATGACCTGAAATAATATAATCCAAAGGCACTTGATATGTTTTTGAAAAATCTTTCAAAGAATCACCTAGATTTTTTGTCTCAAAATGTCCTCCAAGAATTGTATATGTTGCAAGTTGTGCATATACAAGACCGGTTGGATTTTCTATAATTTCAACATTACGATTATCCTTCAAACGTTCTTTTATAAAAACCAATATGGATTTACTCATATCTTCATCTGGAAAAGCATTTTTAGGCTGTCCTACTAATCTCAGCTGATTGTGATTCGAACGTTTTACCATTTGAAATTTAATTCGAACATGATTACTTAATTCATTAAGCCATGTAGATAAAAAATCAGCATATAATATGGCAGAGTCAATTATTCCATATCTCAACTGCATAAGCTGAGAATTTGCACGAAGAATTCCATCTAAGGCATCACCTAGTTCAAAAATATTTAAAACTTGAATATGATCTTTTTGAATTTGCTCAATAACTTTATTGTATAAATCCCACATACGATTCTTGAATATTTCCGGACTATATGCATTTAAAATATTTCCATATAAATCTTTAATCTCAAACTCAACTCCAAAATGAGCATCCGAAATGGTAAGAAGATATTCTTTATTCATATGTACTGGAGGAATGTACCCTGGTACATTTAATGGCTGTAATTGATTAACAGCATTTACAATATGTTCGGCAATTAGTTCATCCCTAGAATACTCACGAATCCATTTATTAAATTCTTGCTTTTCAGTCTGTAATTTAATACGTTCTTTTTTTAAAGCTATCTCATCAGAAAATCGTCCTAATTGAATAGAAGAGGATGGGAATAAATCCCATCCTGCATCTATATATTCTAAAAGCAATTTAGACCCTTTACGAATTGTATCGCGGTGCTCTGGCTCTTTACCATGACTAGAACGAAAATCTGCAACATCTTGCCACTCAATAGATGTATCTATTTGTTTTTTCTTAATAAGATCAAGCTGTTCTTTTAGAAATTCGTTATTATCCATATAAAATACCTTAATCTAATTCATCAAGATTGATGATTTCTTCAGTCTTAGTAGTAGTAGACATGTCAAAAGGTTTATCACCATATGCCTTTTCAAAGATATCTAAAATATCAATGATTTCACCATCCATATCTACAAGTTGTTCGTCTACCATATGAAGACCTTTGAGTTTACCATCATATTTAACAGTTTTTTTTAATTCCATGTTATTTTCTCCTTATTCTCCTTGACATATTGAACGTATAATAGTAAAATGATATTTGTGAAAGTTTAAATTAATATTCAGTATTAAAGAATATCTGATAACTCACAATCAATACCAATAATCTTATCTACAATTCCTTTTTCTTTTGCTTCATCTGGGAACATATAATATTCGCGATCCTTGATTTCCTCAAGATATTCTGCAGTCATATTTGTATGTTCTACCATAAAATCATTCAGATGTTGCTCTAATTTATCATAAAATTTCTGAATATCTTTACCTTTATTAGATGAACTTACATATCCAGTCTGTCCATCATGATAAAGAACTACTGTATTTGGGAAGCAGTAACGTTTATGTCCTGCGGCCAGAATATAACATGCCATAGAAGCACATTTGGCAAATCCCACTGTAATAATTGGAGTAACAGACGTCTTAATAGAGCTTAATACCTGGTACCCGGAAATAACATCACCACCATCTGAATTGAGATAGAGATAAATTGGTTTCCTACATGATGCCGGAAGTGCCTTATCCTCTTTATTCCATTTCATGATCATTAAACATATATTTTCAATAACATTGTCATCAATAGTTTCGTTGACAATAATTTTTCTTTCTTTTAAATGCTCCTTAATAGTGCTCTGATAGAGACTATCGTCTTCTAAAATGTCTAAAAATTCCATATTCCTTGTTCTCCTATAAATAAATAACCATATCTTTTGATGAAGCAATCACTTTAAATGATTTGTTTTCTTTAGATATGGCTTCTTTTAAGTCTTCCTTTATACTGTTTTTCGCGACAACAGATCCGTGAACTAAAACTAATTTTTCTGTATTTATCTTCGATCCAAATTCAATTAGTTCATTTCTATTGGCATGACTTGAAAATGTACCTAAAGAAATACAGTCAGCTTTATTTTCAACCTTATCGCCACTTATTTTTATAAATTTATTTTCCTTATAATTTTTAATTCGATATGATAAATAAGAATTGTCTGCTCCCGTATATCCACTAAAAATCACCATGCTTTTTTCATCATTCAAATATTCATGTAAATAAGAAAGGATCCTGCCGTTTGTACAGAATCCAGAACTACTTAATATAATTTTTGGTGAATGATTTTTTACACATGCTAAGGAATCTTCTTTTTCTTTTATAAACTTCACATTCTCCCAATTGCATACACTATTCCATAATTTCAAATCGTCTTCAGATAGAAGAGTCGTATATAGATCACAAATATCACATGATAATATTGAATCAACTACAATGTCATATTTGAAATTTATATCATCATGAAAAATGTTATATAAATTGGTAAGAATTTCTTGTGTACGGCTGAAACTAAAACATGGCATGATTACTGTTCCTCCACGTTCTGTAACCGTATCAACTGCTGCTTTTAAATGTTCTAAATCAAATTTTCTTGTCTTTTTATTAATTCTGCCTGGTTCTCCATATGTACATTCCATAATGGATACTTTATTAAAAACATTTGGAATTTCAGTATTTGGAACGTAATGATTTTTTGTATTCAGGGACCCAATATCAGAAGTGTACAATATAGAATTTGATACACCATTTTGATCTTTAAGAATTAATTGAAGCTGTCTAGCTCCGAGACAATGGCTATTTTCAAACCATTTAAAAGAAACTATTTCATCAAGAACATATAATTCATGTACATTATCATATTCATATATATAATTTAAAGTCGTAGCTACATCCTCTTCTGTGTAAATAGGAGAGTAGTTACGTTTATATTTAAATGATAAAGCATTTGCTTCACTCAACAATATAAAAGCACAATTATATAATAATGGTTTCATTAATTGAGCAGTTGCATGTGAAGCGATAATTTTTCCATTAAAACCTTCTTTTATTAACCTTGGAAGTAAACCAATATGATCAACATGTGTATGTCCTACAAAAACATAGTCGATCTCTGAAGGTTTAAATGGAAATTTCTGAGAATTGATATTATATGAATCCAGATAATTATTGTTTTGAAATAATCCGCATTCAAGTAATATTTTTTTTCCATTATATTTTATATAAGTGCAGCTACCTGTAACATCGTCAGCATTTTGACCTATAAAGTAAATGCCATCTTCTTTTTTCTTCCTGCCTATGTCAAACACCAACTTTCAAATTATTTTACTGCTTAAAATCGAAAATCTTTATCTCTCGGTTTTACAGTAAGAAAATCGGTCTGATTGATTGATTCTCTGTATCTGTTTAACATCTCGACACTACGAACATGCTCTACAAGAAAATAGCTTTTTGCTTTACTTTTATGGTGTTTATTACGTACACGCACATCAAAAGCTCTTCCATGATTACGTAAGTATTCTGCTTCTTTTTGACTGATATTAACCAATTAAGTTTCCTCACTTTTATTTATTTGTAGACTCAAAGGCTCATTATCTGTTGCAATCAGAGACAAAAACCTTTAATAAACCCAATCAAAGTGCAAGCACTTTCCATGGTAAAACTTATCTACTTGTTTTATGGAATTTTGATTTAATTTGTCAACCTCATGGGAGAAGAAGGACTCGAACCTTCGATGTTTCTTTGTGGGGGATTTACAGTCCCTTGCCTTCGCCGCTAGGCTACTCTCCCTTGTGTTAAGATGGGCAGCTACCCTTATCGAATATATAACCATAAGTGGAGGTCATATATTCTGTTGGAACCTTAACTTTCCATATAATTTTCGGTAAAATTATTAAAAAACTTAGCCGCGTCTCGTCCTGACTAAATCCCGCCAGATTTTTTCGCTACAAGGTATCTGGAACTTACCTAACACGCCCCCAAAGACTTGAACTCTGACTAACCGGGTTGGAGCCGGTTGTACTACCAATTATACGAAAGGCGCAAATAAAGGTGACTAATGGGATTCGAACCCATATAAGGCGGAACCACAATCCGCTGCATTGCCAAGTCTGCCATAGTCACAACGCTGCACACAGGATTCGAACCTGCAAGCCCTTTCGGACCAACGGTTTTCAAGACCGCTTCCTCACCAACCCGGACATGCAGCAAAATAAAAGGCAGGAGAGTAATCCTGCCTTTCAACCGGAATCAATCCGGTTATCTTTATATTCATGATATGCTACAATCACATAACCAAGAGTTACATGGTAGGATTTTCACCTACGAATTCCCACAGGAGGTGGGCTGTAATCTACATATCTTGTAACGCAAAGCAGAGTAATCGAAACTCAATCCTGTCGGATCACATGACTTAGCAGGTCAGTTCCACACCTAGTGAATTTACTTTGCAAAATAACGACTCTACCGGGGTTCGAACCCGGAATCTTCTGATAGACAGTCAGACGGAATAGCCGTTATCCTATAGAGTCAAATTGACTACGTTCTTTTTCGTTTTCACTTTCAGGTACAGGTGCAGACTTCCCGAATAAATCCCCGCTTTACGCCTCTTCTTGCATACCTGATATAACAAGCGTCTTGGGAAATGTCACAAATTAATTGTAAACTTAGAGATGGAGGAGAGGATAATCTGTCCTCTCCATAAAAAAGAACACCAATTCAAAAGACTAAATTTTAAAATCCAAAACTTTTGAGAGTATCCCCATAACTCCCAAATACTACTTCTGGGACTCGAACCCAGACTCCATTATTGGAAGCAGATCTTAAGTCTGCTGCGCCTGCCAATTACGCCAAAGTAGCAAAAAATGTCCGGTACGGGATTTGAACCCATGTTACCGCCTTGAAAGGGCAGTGTCCTATACCGCTAGACTAACCGGACATATTCATCTGGGAAGCAGAGGTGCTGCCCCTCTTTTTATTTTATTACTTACTAAAACACAATTATCCGCGGCTCGTGTTCTTTCAGACCTATTCAAAAAATGCCGCATTTCTATCATAAGTAGCCTCGTATTGGCACTTCCCATATATTTAAGCTGGAAAAGCAGGAGTTGAACCTACATTTGATTCGCGAGATCATGTTTTGCCAGTTAAACTATTTTCCAATATTTTTTATTTATGCTGAGATTACACATAAATATAGAAGCTCTTTCGAAACATTATGGTTTCTTTTCTTATCCACTATACGCCGCTTCGCGCACATATAGTAAGCTTCAACAACCGCCTTGTTTAAGAGTGGCACTTCTCTTTAGCCGCATAACTACTCTGTTGTCATCATTCCATTGACGCTGCCGCGCCACAAAGTTCCGCTAAGAACACTGTGCAGAATCGGACAAACATATCAGAGTCTTGCGAGACTCATCAATGACCATATTGCATAAAATATACTATGGTATTAGGCTGCTTTCGTTATGCAGAGGTGTAGACTTTCGCTGTAGAATATAATATCAAATATCACACTTGTAATTTCTATTAAATCTTTTAAGTTTTGAGCTTTTTAAATTCAATAAGTATAAGTAATTATTTATTATCTGAAAAGTCTTCTCTACTGAAGATGTGCTACACCAGACGCTCCGATCCCTTTTGAGGATAAGAATACATCACATCTTCATATCGTTCGGTTATTATCCCTACTAAATGTCCATACAAGCTAATTTGGTGTATACCAATTCACTTATACAAATGGCTATCACCTTTGCTTAATAAATGCTCAGATTGAATAACCTCCTGATTCACCATCATATCTTCACAGTTTGCATGAACTATCCAGTTTGCGGCCGGAAAGTGTTCCTCAGCAGTCGCCCTTGGACCACCTTATCGTTCCCTGTTTCATGATACTATTTCCGCATAGGATTTAATCTTTTCACTTACCTATACGAAACGAGACCTTTTGAGTCTCTGGCATGTCAGTTTTGCTTAGATTGACTGCAATATAATTGCTTATACCGCAGCGACAGTGTGTAAATCTGCCTTTATACGCCTCACAGCGCACTATCGGAGCCAAGCCTCCATAATGTAATTAATTAAACAGAAAGGGTTGGCATATACATTTGTATATGACAAATAGCGGGAGATGGATTCGAACCATCGTCTCTAGGGTATGAACATAGCAAGGATCCACTCCTCTATCCCGCAGTTGGAATGACACGATTTGAACGTGCGATGTCCTGGTCCCAAACCAGGCGGATTGCCAAACTATCCTACATTCCAATATAGAGCCTGTATTTCTACAGGCTCAAAGTATTATTTACGCATTAACAGCGTCTTTAATTGCCTTACCAAATTTGCATTTTACTGCGTTCTTTGCATCGACCTCAACAGATTCACCTGTTCTTGGGTTACGTGCAATACGTGCATCCTTATGTACAACAGAAAGAGTAACACCATCCATCAGTTTTACCTCATCGCCTTCAACCAGCGCACCATATGTTACGTCCTGCACAGCTTCCATAATTACTTTAATATCTTTCTGTGTATTATTTGTTGCTTCTGCAACAGCCTTAATTAATTCAACTTTATTCATTGTTAGTTCTCCTTTTTCTCATAAAAATAATAGTTATATAAAGCAAAAGCAGTGTACCGACCAGCACACTGCCTTGAATTATCAATATTTAATTTTCAATTATTCGCTGAAAATGTTTGATGCAATTTCAGCTCCAAGATCGTCTAAAGTACAGAAGGAATTGATATATGATACCATTTCATTGCCGTCTTTATCTTCGCGCTTGATTTCAATTCCTTTACATTCAGGATTTTTACAAGCCATAACATTACCATGTATATATGTCATTGGGGTGCCACATGCTTTACACTTATGTTTACTAAGAAATCTTTCCTGCTGTTCTTTTAATTTCTTCTTATCAGAAGTTTTCTTTGTCACGGGCTTCATTCCCCATGCAGTTCTCATTTCTTCAAGTGATGTAAAGTGTTCTGTTGTCCCTTTGGACATTCTATAATTACTCATGATCTTTCTCCTTGTAGTCAAATATATTTGATTTTTTTAGCCGTGTATTTAACGCCCACGGCAGGCTACTACACAAAAAAAAAAATTCGAATCCCATATTTAAACACGCATTGGAGACAGCGCGGAGAGTTTCGCTTTTCTTCAAACAGCTGTCTGCATACATGTACACATATCCTGCGCAAAATATGTGCCTGAAGATGCAACGAAGCGAAAAGTTATTCCCCTCATATACCACATGAATTTGCATTTGTGATTTTTGTTATTTTTAAAGGGTTTTATGCCGATTTTTTTTCAGATATTCTGCAATTTTTGGCGAAATTTTGTAAGAAAGCCTCTCTATTCATTCTGTATAATAAATTAAGAAGATTTCTTGTATAGCGCGAATAATCCTTTTTTCTTCCCCTATTACTTGTATTAAGAGCAATTTCAATCAATCTACTCATGGTTTTTGGATTTGTAATTTTCATTTTTCTTAATTCCGCTAAAATCTGATCGAATCTCTCGGTATATGCAAGAATTTCATCATCAGACATATTATCTTTACTTAAAAGTTCAAGTTCTTTTGCATATCCTAAAATTTTATCCATCTGTCTAGCATTTGCTTTGCCATTTACTTTTACGATAAAATTTTTAGTAGGAATAGTATTGGTGGAACGTATTGGCTTAATATCATTCATAACAATCTGTAAGCTATTCATTGGACATATATAAAAGGAAGAAATTCTTCCAGATAATTTTTCTTTCTGTTGATTAACCAATTCTCTTTCTACCTCTTTACCGTTCTTTGTGTAGTGAATTTTACGCGTATATCTCATGAATTCTGGAAAATCCCTGCGAACCTGTTTCTTGTTTCCTAACTCATCTTCAATTTCCTCTAACTGTTGCATGCAAGGAAGCTTTTTAATACGTTTTATTTCTTCTATAGCATCTACTTCGTACTCACGTTTACATCCGTCAATAATAACCTGAGCCAGTACCGAAAGAATAACAAAGTTGTCATACAACTCACGGCTTGGATTAGTCCAATAATAAGTCATTGCAAGCTGTGCGAGATTACTAGATTCCCCAATCCCAATACGTGATTTAGAGAATTTATTATCCATACGAGCGTATTCTTTCATTGTATTCTTATATGTAAGGCCACTTTCTTTGAGTTTATTAACAATAGTAGGATACTGTTCATATGCAGCCTTAGCACTTTTAACCATCACTTCATTATTTGTCACAAAAAAGAAATCTGAATCAAAGTCACAACCGTTGGCACGATCCTGAATATCTGTATGAATACAATTCACTGCCATAATGTTATTACTGAATACAAAATATCGCTGCATTTCGTCACTATATGTGTTATGTAAATAACAAATGTTATTTGGACTGTTATGTGGATTTCTAATACCACAAAGATATTCTCCGTCCTGAAAACGTTTTGTATAGCACTGAATAGTTCCTGGCTCTACATTAATCGTAGGATCTGTTTCCGGATCTTCTCCGACCGACTTAAGTAGGAGAGCATAAGGATTGCCAAATATTGTAAGATTATCTCCGTCGATAGTGATTTTTCCAGTTCGTAATCGATTTACATATGATCCCATAACTTGACATTTTTCATATCTGAACCATGTACTATTTCCAAAATCCTCATTCCAATCATATAAATCTGCCAACATTTCATAATGATTAATTATCGTAGCATTCTTCCTGAGATATTGAACATAAAGACTGTTATCATCTTTCATACCTTCTACATAATCTACGCTGGTTCTTGCTAGTTTCCGAACATCATCGGTAGAGCATGGAGATGGAATCTCTATATTATAAGAAGGAAGAGTATTAACCATCTGATAACTCATCTGCTGTACGCTGCCTAATTTACTTGGATGATCAGTTTTTACTATCCCCCAGTAAGAACCAGTCTCATTGACACGATCACACCAATACTGATAAGCTTCTGCAGGTGTATTACCCATCAGATTCATGAATTTCTTCCATTTAATAGCATTATCAGTTGTAATCATGCGAATATCCTTGAGCTTATGACAAACTCCGAACATATCCTGTACTTCATAAGTTTCATAATCATGTCCAGTTTTTTCACACCAATCCTTAAAAAATAACTGAATATGAGTACGAATTCCGCATGCCTTAAAGAAATGCTGTCTTAAAAGAGCCATGCCATTAACCCATTCCGGCAAAATATCAGATTCAATTAGCATTTCTCCGTCCCAGAGAGTATTTTTTACTTCGGTTTCTTCATCATGAACGACACATTTCTTTTTTATAACATTTACTCGTTTATATCTTTTAGTATATTTCGGAGTAACACCGTCTTTTAAAAATTTTCCTTCAGCAATAGCTCTTTGCTTTGCAATTTCTGTAGCAGTTTCATCCAAAACTTTTTCCTGAACTACATAATCCTCAGCTTTTACGATCTTGGCTATTGTCTTGTAGAAACTATCCGTATCTTTAATAATAAGAATGGCTTCTACAGGACAATAGAACTTTCCAACTATTGTACTGGTTGTAAGAGGAGCATATGCCGACATCTCTACAATCTTAGCATTTTCCATCGGCATTTTCTTTCCAAGACCCATCGTCAGCCAGTTATATGCTTTTTTATAAAGCTTTGAGTTAATAAACATCACCTGTCCGACTTTTGCCTTAGAAGAGTTGCGGTATAGCATTTTATAATTAATAACAGTCTTTTTTTCACCTTCTTTCTTTGTATATGAAGAAATGTATTCAACATTTACACCGTTTTCATAGAATATTTCCCGGATTTCATCTTTGGAACATTTCATATAATTGTCTTTATTATCAATTACATTTCGAAATATTGCTCGAATACGTTCCTTGGATTCCTCAGATAAAGATTTGTCATGTTCAAATGGTCCAAACTGCTTTAGCAAATGATCCATTTCTTCTTCATAACTACGACTTCCAAAATCAAAATCAAGACAAATAATGTCTCGTGTACTGGTATCATTCCAAACATTAAGTCCATTCTGTATAATATAATCACTGAATAGACTGTTACTGAACATTGCTTCAGTATAATCGTACCGGTTTCTGACTCCCTGGTTATATCCAAAGAGAGTACCGGCCTTTATATTTTTTATTTTTAATCCGAATTCAGACAAATGATATTTCTCCTTCCTCTATGTTGTATTGCATCAATAACATTTCCAATAGTAGGATATGGTTTTGTATATTTCTGCATAATAGTAATCCTTTCGTATTTTATTTAAATTATAGGATTTAGATTTCTAGTACTGACTGTTCCATAATTATTATTAGAAATTGCAGGTATACAGATAGAAGTTGTTTCAGATTCTACAATTCTACGTTTCATTTTTATAAGTTTCTTCTCTTTTTTATTTAATTCTTTATATTCTCTCTTCAAATTACAATACTCCTGCTGTAACTTAGTTTTTTGGAAGAAATTTTTACTATTTTTTAATTCTGACTTTAATTTAGAGATTCGTTTACGAATTTGTTTCACAGTCGATCCGTTTATATCTTTTACTTTTTTCTGATACCTAAATTCATAATACTTACGTAATTCAGAAGAAAAACAATTCATCAGATCAGACCATTTTGCTAATTCAATCTCTTCAATATCAACAGACTTAGCATAATCAATAATATCCTTTACAAACTCTAATGTAAGAATAAATGTTTCATATTTTAAAGTGCTTTTAAACATACGAAATTCAATGGTATCCTTATGCTGTAAATTCAATGCAGCACGTTTACCTTTATCCTTATACTTACCATACAGTTCAACTATTGAATCTTCATTTTGCTTTTCACCGGCAAATTCACTATAGTCATTGTCGCGCCTTGCAATCACACAAATTTCATCATTAAATTTTTCAAGAATATAAAGGATCTTAGATATAACTAACTCTTGTGATATTCTTGATTTCCCTAAATAGCTACGATTCGCATGAATATGTAATCCGGCAGTTTCACAATCATGACCTTTATATCCTTCTTTATCAAGATATTCGAACATTTCACGGTAGTTCATTTTGTTCTTATGAAATTCCAAACTGCATGGTATAGTGTCAAATTCAATCTGTACAGTGCTATCATGTGTACTGTAAATAAGATTTTCTTCATCACTATCAGATCCATTCATAATCTGAATACATTTTTTTACTGTGGAATTTTTGTCATTATCAGAAGAGATATTATTATTTCCACCTACTTCAATCTCTGCTCCGAGCAGGAGAGTAGTATCTTCTGATTCTCCAGGCATAAAATGTTTTATGTATTTTGGTACATAATTAAATTGATGAATGTATGTTTTGAATCGGCTTGAGACAAAACTACGAAAGTATCCTCTCTCAAATTCATAACTATTAGAAGATGCCCTTACATTATCTATCAGCCTATTAAAATTGTTAATATTGTTAATATTAAGTTCCTCTTCAAAAGTAGATGTTACTTCAGACCTACGACCTCTTTGCGTAGATGATGGTTCAAGGTGACACAAACGTATAGCACAAAGTATGGTTCCATCACAGTTATATACATATGCTTTATTACACGTAGTATCGTATAAGATTCTGCCATGAATACAATTGCTGTTTCTACTTTGTTCTGCCAATACACTATTAAGTAATTCAAAATCATTCCCGCCATATTCACGTCTATTCATATTTTCGAGCTTTGTTATTATTTGACGTCTATGTGAATCTGTGTCACATTCATGATAGATATTGCTATGTAATTTTAATGCATCATTAATAATTTCAGCGTAATCATGAGGAAGATAATATGTATTATATTCATTATCAACAATATAACAGGCATCACCTCTATATCCTAAATGAGTATAATTAATAATTTTCCCATTTACTGAATATGGATAATGTAAATTTAAATCGAATGTTTGCCATCTATTTTTAAATCTTATGATTGGTAAATAACTCATATTTTTAATAGGTAAGAGCACCGGCAGGCACTCTTACCATTCCCTCCTTATCTTAAAGTACACGTTTCCAGTATTCTTCGTCTTCATATTCTTCATCAGTCATACGTAATAAATGCATTTCCTGCATAAGCTGTGTAAAATCAGATTCGAAAAGTTTTACTGCCAAGTCATATAATTCATCAAGCATATTAAGTACTTTTTCAATAAAATCAAGAATAGAATAGCATTTTCTATGTCCTGGTTCTGCATTATAATTTTTCATGCGGATCTTAACATTTTTATGATAAATCTCGTCAAACCTTGCGTATAAGTAAGACCATCGACTCTGGGCCAGCTCTGGGGATCGTCGTCTCATTACTCTGTTCAGCATCATACGTTTTGTTGGAGCCGGTACATTTCTGGAAATAGCATTAATGACATCCTGTTTTTCAGCTATTGTCTGAGTCAGCCTGCCACAACGATTATTTAAATGTACAATTTCTTTCTCCCTTTCTTCAATAATTTTCTGAGCAGCAATAAGACCACGAGCCACGATCTCTGCCGGAGTCATATTTTCCTGATTACGGATGTAAGCACCATTCTTGCGGATAGAGGGGAGCACTTCTGAAGTAACCCAGTGCTTGAACTCTTTTGCAGATGGAAGCTTGCTGCTGAGGATTAGAGAGTAGAGGCCGGATTCGTTGATAATGGTCATTTGCTGTGTTCTTCCCATTGAATCGGTGACGCCCCGTTTCAGGGCGTCATCTTTATCTACATGTTTATCAAGTGCATTTCTTTCTTTTATATACCCTAACGCAGCAGCTACATCCTTACCTACGAACCAAGGTTCTCCATCAATCTCAACAGTTCTCAACTCACCAAACTCTGGATGAACTAGATTCTTGAAAACTGTCATCTCTGGGGCAGCAGTGGTAGTAGTAGAAGAAGATGTAGAAGAGTTATTTTTGTTCTGCATATAATCAAACATTGAAATCTGCTTATTATCATCCACCGGAGTATTCATCCCTGGGATAGGATCCATACCAAGTGCTGTTCTCATTGTTGGGTCTGTAAGAACTTCTTCTGGTACGTCTTCAAATTTGGATTCTGGTTTTGTGTTTGTTGTGTAAGTACTCATTTTGTTTTTCTCCTTTATTGTTTAATTAAATTTGTTATCGTCATTTTGATCATATTTAATTTCTTCATCATCATATTCATCAGTATCAGATGCAGCACATAAAGCCCAACATCCAATACCGGTTAATACAAATAAAAGAATACATATAAGTATTACCATGATTTATCCCCCTATTGTGGTATATTACATATTGAAATTTCTTTTTCTCCTATAATATTGAAGAAATCAGGTTCATTATGAGTTTCTTCCAGCCAAGTTTTAATTACCCCCGTCAAACGTTCGGAAAGATCAGCCAGTTGTTCGGTAGTATAAGCTGTTCTACTATCTAGCCAGTCATCTACAAGATCACCAACGTTTGCCTCTGCTTCCTCCCAGACAACCTCAAGAACTCTTTCTGCATCAACAGAGATTTCATATGGTTCAAGTTCCTGAATTGTAATTGATTTGATTTTTACATTTTCTTCTGCAAAGTAGTCTTGAGCATCTGCAATGCATTCTTCTATAGAGTCAAATGCTGTAGCAGAAGTGTAATCACTGTCATGTTCTAATTGCCAAGCATATTTTTTATCTTTATTTTCTTTGCTCTGCATAATTTAATTATTTCCGTCCTTTCGAGAAGTAGTGTTGTTTGGATCATCCGGATACAGATATCTTTCTATATAATCGCGACCTTCACCTGTGAATCGTGGAATATCGAAGTCATGAGACCATGTATCTGTTGTAATTTGTTTACCATTTAATAGGAAGGAACTATGAGCAGATCTGATAATACAGGTACCGCGCTGTTTATATGTCTCAAATTTGTTCCAGTCAATATCCTTTTGCTGTATAAGCATTTCTATGATTTCTTGATTACATTTACCATTTAGTTCGGTCTGAGAAAAATGTGCTTGACCAACCATTTGGATAGAATTACGAATTGCATCCTGCTGTCTCCAGTTAAAGTAGTTTGTAACTTCTTCTCGTGGGAGATTGAATACGCATGCAGCAAATTCTGCTCCTTTGAGTAATGCACGATCATAACTGTGGTTTGGAGAATGATATTTTCTTCCAATTGTTTTTGCTAATTCTTTAAATTTTTGATTGAAATAATTAGTGGCCATAGATGCTGCTATAGAAGCAAGTTTCTGGACCCGGTTATCAAACCATGGTGAAGTTTCAAGTTTCTCATAATCAATAAGAAGAAGATTAATTTCATCTGATTGAGTATAAGCCAGGACACAGCCCTGGATATTTCTACAGAGGTATTCTGCAGCATAGCGCATAGCAGCCATAAGTACCTGATCAAATGGTTTTTTGAACCCACTGGTAAAAGTATGGAATGCACGACCATCGATTTGGATGATCACTGGGGTGCGAGGGATTAGATGAGCATCTGTAATTGATTTGTAGGATCTCATTCTGAGATCGTATTCTGTTTGATGTGACATTTTGGTTTGTCCTCCTGTTATTTATTGCTAAGGTTTACGAGTTATTGATGTATTATTTGATGTTATTGAATGATCAAAACAAGTTGTGGATATTTGGATTTTGTAGATTTTCTTTGCATGCTGAGTTAATTTAGCTTGTTTTGATAATGAGATAATAGCATAGGAAGATGGATTTGTCAAGAAAAGAAGTTGAATTAACTGAAATATTTGAGATTATGCGATTGAGAATATGGACGGTAGATAGGGTTTGGAGGGTAGTGTGAGGTGAGATTTGGGGGAGTGTGGAACAATATGGGCGGTAATTATAGGAGTTTGGCGATGTGGGGAGCGTTACATTTTAATAGGAAGAGAGGGCGTATTTTTCAAGCCAGTGTGGAAGTTAGCCGGCTTAGGTCTTTCTGGGTAATTTTAGCCCATTTTGGCGTTAAAAGTACCCCCTTTTTGAGTAATTCCAATTACTATAAATAGTATGCAAAAATAGTGCATAAAACCATGAAAAAAGTGCATTTTATGCACTGCTATGCACTGATTCTGCATAAAATTTCATAAACTTTTTTTATAAAACTTCACTATTAAATTATACATATGCTATAGTATTAATTGAGCAAGGGAGAGAGCGTTGCCCGACGTGTTGAAAGTCCTTGTGAGTACCTTGAAACTGAATATATTGAAATATCGAGAACGCGCGGTTGCGGTTCGGACGTGGAAAAGCCACGGTTTACCTATAGAACGCGATTCTCAAGTATTCCATAATATTCAGGCAAAAGTCTATCATTTTTGACGGACGTCCCCCACAAGGGGAAATTGCACCTTGACACTTGAAAATAGAAAAAAAGAGGATTTTGACGCGTACCCATCAGGGACGCGCCCGCGACGTACCCATCAGGGACGCCCCCTGCAAGTATTCTATGAATAGAGAATGAATACAGATAGAAAAAGTCTAGTTCCGATTAGACGCGCATTTTCTTCTTTGCTATTTCACCATTGTGTACCGGAAATTATCCGGTATAGAATGGTGGGATAGTCCACCAAAAATAAAATTTTGGTAGCCGGAACCATATCCGGCAGATGGGAGAAATTATGCTTAATACAGAAAAAATTACACTGACTTACATTGATATGAAAGACCTGACAAAAACAGTTGAAATCGAGCGCATTGCACCGAAAAATGTTATTGACTTGAATTACTTTCAGTTTTGTTGTCAGTACCACGCCTACAATTTAGCCTTGACCTTTTTACAGTCAGAGGCTATCAGAGTACAGTATGAAGACGTATCAAAACTTGACGGTGAGACATTACAGGACAAGCTTGACGCTCATAAAATCAACGTGAAAAACGTTGAAAAGGCACAAGAAACGTGGTCTGATATTGTTACAGCATTCAATAATAACTTGAATGCCAATGGCGTCGACTTAATGTCAATTTTTGAGACTGATACATTTGCAAGAACGTATACAAGTCTTGTACTCGATTTCGATACAGAGTATACAACAAAATCAGGCGCTAAAGGTTCAACAAAAGCGGTAAAGGTTCCATCAAAACTGTATCAGGATAACAAAAACGTTATCAAGGCGCCAGTACTTGAATTAGAACGTTTAGTTGACCGTATGTTCACCGAAGTTGTTTCAAAAGCTGATAAAGCCGTTGCATTCAATCAATTGATTGATATTTTAAACAACGCTTATGGTATTGAAACGCTCAACAGTGCGGTATATAAACCTGCTAACTTTAAGGATATTCCTGTAAAGTACTGGACAAAATATATCGAAGGATTAAGAGCAAGCCGCAATAAAATCGCTAAAGGTGTAATATGTGAGTTAGTTCCCGAAGCGACTTTATTAAAAAATTGCTTTGCAATAGGAATTGCAAAGTTGGGCGTTGTTGAAATTGCTCACTATGATACACCAGTACAGAGAACTCTTGAAATGGCACGTAAAGCCGTTACTGTAAATAAAAGCAAGGAAGAAAAAGCGACAAAATAATATCTATCTGACAAGAAAAGAGCTGACAAGCTCTTTTTTTGTTGGGTAAATTTCAAAGAAAGAAAGAGGGTATAAAAATGAAAACTACAGAATACAAAAATACAAGAAGACATCCTTTAGGGATTTATAAGCCACTTAAAATCGCGTCAACTTTTACAAGTATTGACGCGTGTCAAATTCCATCCGGCGCGGTTTACGGACGTATTACGCCGAATATGTACGTGTATATCTCTGATTTTGACCAATTCAAACAGTCAAGTCCTAAATATACCATGTACATTATGGATATGCGCTCTGATAAAAAATTCAGACGCGTATCTCTGACACCGAACAACTTTGCCTATAAGCCAATTCTGAGATTTATCAAGGCTCACAACCTGACTGGCGTATGTGGTAAATATTACCATGAAAGCCGTAAATACCAGAATAAAAACGGTGAAGTCGCAGGTGCTCCACGTGAACGTCTTATTCCAGAACCATCAATGCGCTGTTATCGTCAGTCAATGGTGGATGGTAAAGGTTATAATATTGATTGGGAACGTAACGTGCTTGATAAAAATGCTGATGGTACAGAATATAAAGGCATGGAATCAAGAAAGGGTACTCAATTCAATGAATTTGAGGGCATTGATTATAGGCTTTCAAGAAATGTCATTGATGATTATGCCGACACAAAATACAGAGACGGTATGAAAGTTAATCAGACTAAAATCCGTCCTGAAAAGACTGAAAAATCTAAAAAGATTATAGTTCACATACATCGTGGCAATACTGTAATCAATAAAGAAATCTAATATAAAGCACCTTTAAATAGGTGCTTTTTTTATGCCCTTTTTCATTCTCAAAATATCCATTAAAGGAGGTGGTGAAGTTGAGTATCAAATAATTGATACCAGAAAAGAGGATATTAACATGAAATACAGAGTGACAATCAATAACTTTTTTACAGTACTTCAGAAGTCCGGAAAAGTCACAAGCACAGTCTTGAGACATTTCGCTGATAAAGATGTAGCTGAAGAGTTTGCATCTGTCCACAATAGTAACTTCTCAACAGCTACGGTTAGTGAGGTTCCGAATTCTGAAGCTGTAGATAATGTTATCTACAATTAATTCAGGAGGAACAACAATGTTATCACGCATAATATCAAAACCGGTAATCCATCCCAAATATCAGATCTGTCTCATCACACCAGCGGGCAGATCCGGTACAATCTTACGTCACCTATATACATCACCACGTACAGGTGCGACATATTTCAGTCGCCATCATGCTAATAATTACACACATGAACAGGCGACAGCAGTATTACAAAATCTGCCGTATCCAGACGCGTTCATCCAGTCTGAATACGACTGTCATTACCGTGAGACAGACGAACGCGGTAACATCAAAGATTACATGTGTGCATAACAGCACATAAGTAATAAGTAACTAATTAACCATTAAACTTGCTATCCCTTATTCCTGTGAGGAGCAGACTTTTCCCTATCGGAAATTGCAAGGTCGAACCTTGATAAGGGATTTTTCTATGCTCTTCTATAATGCCCATGAAGAGTATAGATTTTACCAACGGAAACAAAATATAAGGTTATGCCTAAACCAAAAGGCAGAGAAGGAGAATTATCATGACAAACACAAGAATTAACGCATCCCTTAACACAGCAAAAGAAATTATCAACGCACTTATGAACTCAGAAGAAATCTTCTATGACCGCACAGAGGGTAATGAGTTGTCCGGACGTTTTAATGTCCAGATGACATTTGCAGAATCAATCTGCTACCGCCCTCAATATACAGTGAGAAAGCTGCGCAACCTTGTTCTTAACAGACATGGTTCATTGTCAATTCGTACCAGAATTGCATTGGCAGCAGTATTATCTCAGTGTGAATTCGACACACACGAAAATGCACTTATTCCGGTGCTGTTTACCAGAAATAAAGAACTTATCCCAATCTACAAACAGTTCGAAAAGAACTGGGGTAAGTTCAATTTTGAAGTATCATTCATACAGGATGATGACTACGAAGATTTAGCTCCTCGGTATAACATCAACTTCATGTCCGGTGAGTGGACGGACATCTGGGTAGGTGGAGTTACTTTATGTGATGATGAGGAGGTAAGATAACATGAAGAAATTGAGAAAATATTTTACAGAAGAAAAAGTCGATGAAATTTTCGACATAATGTTCGATTTAGCCATGGGATTAGGACCAATACTCATGATCCTACTCCCAATCCTTTGTGACGCTTTTTTAAAATAATATAAGGTTATGCTTTCCCCTTAAAAGCACCGGAGGAAATCATGAAATCAAATGATACAATCAAAAAATTCGATACATTCGTATCTCATAACTTCTTCGGCTACAGTGCCCACACATTATACCAGGAACTCTGCCATTCATATCCGGCAGAAGTAGCATCCCAATGGGTGTATGTCAATATATGGCATACATTCATTGATAATGACACACCAGAAGATATTGATATAGCTCGTCATGTGGCTTGCATTATCATTGGTGATCCGAACTTCGAAATTCGTGCACTTGCTGCTCGTGATTATATCGAGTATTGCATGGCTACTCATGAATATGAGCGCCTTGCAGTTCTTACAGATGATGCACTCGACCTGTATCTCAAGGGCGTAATTAGTCTGCATGAGTTCAAGCTCATCATTGCAGCTAATAAAAACTAATTAAATTATCTATCAGTCTATACGATTTTCCTTGACTGGCGGATTTGAAAAAAGGGAAACTTTTTAGAATCGGTTTTTCTGGACGGGATACCCCCATGTACAGGGAAATAAAAAGGAGAATAAACTATGAAGAAAAAATTATTCACAGCAATTATCACACTTGCAACAATCACACTTACATCTTGCCAATCAGTTCCGGCAAGTGAAACAGAAAAAATCTTTACTGATGGATCCGAAATCACATCAATTGAAACTACGGAAACCGGTGCACTCTATACATTTACAGACGGAACCGGATACTATCATGAAGAAAATGAAATTCCGGAACTTTCAAATGTAAATGGTCTGTATCCACTTACCGGAATTGTTACAGAAATCGAATACGATGTAGAACCGGAAGTTGATCTTGTAACAATTACCTGTTCCAACGGAAATATGTTCTCATGGTATGCAGATGCCGGAGATTATGAAATCAATGACCTTGCGTCCTGTATCATGGATTCCAAGGGAACTAAATATGTAACTGATGACGAAGTGTTGCTGGCCCATTATGCAGGTGGATTAAAACACTTCGAACAGTATGCAAATTAAATTGAACACATAAAGGAGAAAATAAATGACAAGAACAGAATATAATCAGCGTGTGATTACACGCAAAAAACGATCAACCCTTATTAAAGGCAGCTTAGGAATAGCTGCTTTTTTAATGTTCGCAAGTATTGTCGGACATATTGATTCTGACGTATATGCAGGGATCCATTCTGTCAAGGGAATTGTTTCCGTATCCGGGAACTATATCCTTGATGAAAACGGTCACACATATGATGTATCCGGATTCCAGAGCGGATCCGAAGTAACAGTGAAATTAGATAAACAGGGAAATATTCTGTCTGTTGTAAGTAAATAAGAATAAGGAGAACAGCCATGAAGAAAATCGAAAGAGAAGCAGAATACATTGCGTCAAGAGAACCAGATAAAGAAGCCCGTTATTATTTCGGACAGATTAAAGATATCCTGAACCTCATCAAGGCAAAACAGTTGCCGGACGGAAGATTCTCTGATGATGAGGTGTGCTTATTCGAAGAAATCTGCCATGCATTTAGTATAAGAATGGAAGAGCAGACTGTTGAAATCAAACAGAAAGCTGTCAATTCAGACCAGGAAGGGACAGCAACTGTGTCTATATCATGGTTCGACGGAGAGCCTTCTGCAGTAAAGTCATTCGTAGAATCATTAAATGATGACTGGACATATGTTCCAGTGTGTCTTGTAGATACACTTGTAGCTAGAAATTTTGTCACATATGCAAGAAAGGTGAGGTGAGTTATATGATATATTCAATGGAAACTTATCTCGATGATGATAGACTTCCGGTTATTGAGAAGGCAAAGATATGTGAAGAGAAAGTAACACTCAATAATCCAGAACTAATATTTAATTTCTTAAATAAATATCTTCGGCTAGGGAAACGGACTGAGGAATATGTGTACCTAATATGTTTTGACACAAAATCACACCCATTAGGCTTATTTGAAATTAGCCATGGGACTGTGAATTCGGCAGTATTATCCCCAAGGGAAATATATATGAAAGCTCTATTATGTGGTGCTGCCAATATAGTTATGGTCCATAACCATCCTAGTGGTGATGTTTCCCCGTCTCAAGTAGACATGAACGCTATGGAAAGAATTAAATCCGTAGGAGAATTGTTATCACTTCCCTTAATGGATTTTATTATATGCGGAGATATCAGCTACTTTTCCGCTAAAAAGCAATCAATTCTTTAGAAATGAGGTGAATCATATGGAACACAGATACAAACTCCGGATCTATTACAAATCCGGTGCGCAGAAAGGGAACTTAAAAAGGGAAGAGTTCTTTGATTCCCTTGATGCCATGAACAAAAGATACAGAGAATTGTTTAAACCAAAAGAATATGCTTTAAATCCCACAGCATGGGAAAGAATAAATGGAGAATGGCTGAGAATGTTTATTACATCAGCCGCATAAGAAGGGAGAATAATCATGATACCAAAACAAAAGAAATTAGTAGCGCTTAATGCCGATATCAGAGGTATGGTACAGGCAATCAAAGACTTCAAAACAAGAAGAAAATCTGCTATTGAAGCAAATGACTATGAGACAGCAGAGCAGATGTGGCATGACGAAAAAGTAATGACGCAGAATCTAGCTGAAGCAAACTACCAGAAGATTAGACTGTACTATTCCAAGGCAGATGCTATCTATGAAGACAAGATTATTGCAATCTGCAGCCTGCCAGGGTTGATAGGCATGAAGGAAGCGAAATTAATTGAATGCTGTGCCAATATCAACGGTCGCAAGCTCTATGCAATTTAGAAAGAGAGGTGAACAACATGAAAGGCAACGGAAGCATAGGGAATATCGTAACCATGGGAGAATTTCCATTATATGGATGTACAAACATCCAAAAGAAGCATTACGAAGAAGCTCAAAGTCGATTCTTTTGGGATGAAGAAATCCGTAACTTAATGGAAGACTTCAAAATCCCTAAAGATGTGATTAACAAAGTCATTCGAACAACAGAAACCGAATGTGAAAACCAGACATCAAGGCAAAAGTACGATCATGCCTGGAGAAAGTTCTGGACATTGATCGGTTAAAAACTAAATAAAAATTAAATAAAAGAAAGAGGTAGATTAAAATGATGAACTACAAAGCAATCGAAAAATTACTTACAGGAGAAACAGAGAAAGAAAGCAAAGTAATCAGACCGGAAGTATTCAAAGATCAGACAGCATACAACACGGTGATGAATAACTGCCAGAGAATCGGAGGCAAAAGATTCTGCTGTATTCCATTGGAGCTTCTGGAAATTGATGAAGATTACCAAAGAGTATATTGTATTAACATGGAGAAAGTATACTCTCTGGTACGCAAATGGGACTTCAATAAATGCGAACCAATTCTGGTATCTCCACATCCAGAAACAGCAACATTCGCAGTAATTGATGGATCTCATAGAATGCTGGCAGCAGGCATTCGGGAAGAGAAATATGTTATTGCGGTACTTACAGAAGGATTACCTGTGGATCCTATGGAAAGGAAAATGAAAGAAGCCGCATTATTTTCCGAACAGGGAGATGATGTTGATAAATTATCGCTTGCTCAGAAACACAGAGCAAATATCACTATGGGTGTCAAAAAATATTGCGTTCTTGACAATTGCCTTAAAGGAAGAAAATTACTTTTAAGTGTGCATGAACTGAAGAATCTTCCAAAAGAGAAACGAGATGCATTAAAAGCAGCTGATTACAAAGTCCTCACAGGATATGCAGCAGCAAGAGATGCAGCAGCTCTTACTAATGGTGAAGAGACTCTCAATAATATCTTCGATATTATCGAAAAAGCTGGATGGCATACAGAGCCAAATGGATATGCAGCAAATGTTATTCGCCCAGTAAAAAGTGTTTTGAACATGCATGATAATGATCCACGAGTTGTTAATGCAATTATTGGAATATTTGAGCCAATCAAACCGAACACATTTTTCGCTGATGCACTTTCGAAATATCATGGCAGAAGACCAGCGGAATACCTCACAATGCATCTGGAAAAAGAAGTTGCTAAGAAATTAGGGATTCAACCTTTATATAGCGGCGGTGATTTAAGAAAAGTTACTTCTGTAATCAATAGTCAGCGCTATTACGGAGCAACTGGAACAGAAAACAAATAAAACAAATTAAATTATACAGAATATAGCACTTGCATTTTAGTATCGTAAGTGCTATACTCTGCTCAAAGACAAACGGATGTTCGATATCATAATTCAGCTTCGGCATATGCGGCGTGAAATTTAGAGCCGCTCTCCTTCTAAATCGTAGCTGAATTATGCTATTGAGCATAAGAATAGGAGAGAAAGCAAATGAATAAAGCAGAAGCAAAAGCAACAGTCACAATTCCAATGAAGGGAAGATACTTTCTTCATAAAAACGGAAGTATTATTCCGGTCACAGACATCATCAATGCCATTTATCTAATGACAGGAAATGAAAAGATCAACGAATGGGATCCGGATATTGAAGCATATATCCGTCATTTCTTTAGAAACATTGTAAGGGAAATGTCTCCGACAGAAATCACAGTGCCAAATTTCTTGAAGCATGGTGAAAAAATAAAAGCAATCAGACTATATTATCACATGCATAATACAGAGTCTCAGAAATGTACATTAGTAGAAGCGAAAGATTATGTAGAACAGCTGAAAACAAAGATGAAAGAGAGAGGTGAACTGTAATGGAAAAAATTAAAAATGCAGTAAAAACAAAAGAATATGCAAAGTTTCATATAGAAACAATCGTAGCGCATAACGGTATCCTAGTTGATATCGTCGTGTCTGAGTCCTATGAAGAAACCGAATTTGACAAAATCATGGCCGACTGCAAACGCCAGGAAGAAGAACGTGAGCGTGAACGACGTAGAACCGAAAAAATTAAATTAATCAACCTGTTTACAGGAAAAAGAGTAAGGAGGGAGATCGCATGAATATAATAATAAGTAAAAAAATGCCAGAGTTAGCAGCTACAGATATTGTAAAGTTAAGAAATGGAAAAATTGGGATTGTGCTAGGAAATAAGCATTCTGATAATCATCTTGCTATTTACACAAATAATACTACATGTGTATCTTGTGAAGACTATTTAAGTCATTATGAATTAAATATTCATAATAACGATCACGGTCTCGATATAATTAAAGTATGGAAATCAAATTTTGTAAAGCAATGTGCTTTAATTGATGAATTCTATACAAAAAACAATGCTCCAACATACATAGATCCTGATTGGGAAGAACCTACTATAATGACCATAAAGGAAATTGAAAAAATTATTGGTCATCCGTTCACGGTCATTGAGGAAGAGGTGTGCGAAGATGAGTGAAACACTGTCATTCGCAGGATGGAGACCAGGCAATCCGGATCAAATCATCCCGTGGAAAGAGAAATTCGATGAAGAATATAGCGACGGAGGCCAGTTAACATTACTGTCAAAAGAAATCTATCAGGCAGAAGCAGATGAAGATATGCCGGCTTTCGAATATCGCTATATTATTAAAGCAATGGATCTGCAGGCGTTTGGATCAGATCAGAAGACAATTTGTTTCCGCTTATATATGTGTCCATTACATAAATACTGGGAATCAGAATCATTAAAAGGTCTTTCAGAAGATAATAATAAAGACTGGTTCTTCGAAGATGCAGCAGATTCAGGTATTCTTCCGTATATAGGAGAAGAATATTTAGATTATTCAGATGATGATGTTTCGCCGGATGAGAACGGTAATAAATGGTATGATTACTTTTATCATATTACAGACTGGTCTAAAGCTAACGAAATGCTAAACATAATTACAACAGTTCTGTATCCGATGGACAGTACACGCGGTCACGGTCTTGACCAGGCATGGAACCAACTGGGAAACACTGGCTGGGATTTACTTGAATACATTCTGAATGGAAAAAATTGTGTTGACGCGGCATTATCAAGAATGCATAACTGCAATAATTAACTTTACAATACGAGAGAAGAATGATATATTGATTATAACAAGTTAAATTAACTATATACAAGGAGAAAAATATAATGAAGACAAAAGCAGTCCGCAGCCAGAGAATCGCATGGCTGTTGAGGAAAGAGGGATTTAAAATTCTTGGCATCACGCCAAATAGAAGACGTCCAAATCTGGATGTTTATATATTTGAAGCAACACCGGAGTTATGCACAGCTCTTGATACACATATCCAAAATAAAGACAACAGAAGGGATAACTAACGAAAGTAAATCGGAGGGAAAATCATGAGTGAAAAAGAATTTGACCGCGGTAAGTGTTTTACATTCTTTGCTTCGTATAGGAAACAGGGCGAAAGAATAAAAGAAATTCTTGGGCCGGAGAAAGCTCTGGAATATTATGAGGCGGTCATAGACTATGGACTGTACGCCAAACCGATAGATAATAATCTCCTATTATATGTAGGAGATACCTTACTTGAAACGATCGACTCATCTCAAGAGAAGCGGTCACGAGCATTCGGTGAGAACATGACCGTCACTTTATCCATCTTGGAATTGAAGCGTGATCATCCAGAATATTCTCAGAATCAGATTGCGCAAGAGCTGAAGACGAGCAAAGGCAAAGTCAATAAAGTACTTACAAAATACAGAGATGGCGGGTATGCAGATTTTGTTGACTTTAACTTGCTCATAAATGAAATTGAATATGATCCTACGGGG